GGCCCAGACAATGTGATTGGTTGGACGTTAATCGTTTAATTAAATCTATTAATATTAATGGCATTACGCATCTTGTGTTAAATAAGGTTGATGTCTTAGAGAAATTAAATCGATTCGCAGTTTATGATAGTCAAAAAATTCATAATTTTGATGACTGTGATGATATGTGTACCTATATTATGGGCCGGCTAGATGATGACGGAGATCTCTTGCAAGATTTAAAAGAGATTTACTTTTCTGGCAATAAAAACAACATTAATTAACACGCCTCCTTAGCTCAGTTGGTAGAGCATCGGACTCTTAATCCGCAGGTCGTAGGTTCGATCCCTACAGGGGGTACCAAATATGAAAAATTTTAAAGAAAAGATATGTAGTTCATGTAAAAAATCTAAATTATTATGTGAGCTTAATAAGAATAAAAGCAAAAAGGATAATTTAGCTACGGAGTGTAAAACATGTTGCGCAGCTTATAATAAACAATATCGTGCGCAAAACAAAGATACTATTGCTTTAAAGAAAAAGCAATATAGTGAAAAAAATAAAGAAAAAATTGCTGAATATAATAAACAATACCACATAGAGAATAAAGAAAAAATCGCTGAATATAGAAAACAATATCGTGAAAAGAACAAAGAAAAAATGTCTGAATATCACAGACAATATTGTGAAAAAAATAAAGAGAGATTAAAAGAACATCGCAGACAATACCGCATAGAGAATAAAGAAAAAATCGCTGAACATTTAAAGCAATGGCGTGAAATAAATAAAGATGCTATTTCTTTAAAGAAAAAGAAATATCGTGAAAAGTACAAAGAAACTATTAATAAAAAAAATCGAGCTTATTTGCAAAACAAACGCGCAAATATGAAATCTGTAATTTACGAAATCAAAAATAAAATAAATAATAGGAGTTATATTGGATGTACCACACAATTAGAGAGAAGATGGAGAGAACATAAAGGCTCCCTAGAAAGAGGAAAACATGAAAATGGTCTTCTTCAAAAGGATTATAACAAATATGGAAAAGACGCCTTTGTGTACTCCATATTAAAAGAACATCGAAAGGACATTCAATTCCAAGATTTAGAAAAAGAAGAAACAAAACTAATCTTAGAAAAGAAACAAAACGGTGAGATATTATATAATATCTCTATTAAGATAAGCAGTTTATAGGTGAATAATGAATTATAAACTAATGAAAGATGAATACCTTTCATCAAAAAAATATGTTTGGAAAGATGGAAGGTGTCTAGGTCATATCTTTTCAGAAGTAAAAGAAAAACAAGATATCGATTGGACTCAATACAAAAAAGATAAAACTCTTAAAATGTCAGTTAGCGATCGCTTAATCGTAAAGTATAATGCAACGTCATTTCCAAATGAAAGTTGTGGACAACATGACAGTGTTGAAGATGCGATTATTGCAATTGAAGATAAACAGCATAAAATGTTTGCAAATCTAGAAGATTGTGATATAATTACTATTGGTGGCAGTGATGTCTGATCGTTGGAGTCTATGGAAGCGCAATGTTATTGACAGATATAAAAATTGGCCTACTGAATCCATTAAGAGAGATCTGCAGAGAACCGCAAATCCCTTCGCAGTTTGTATGGAACATTGGCAAGGTGATTTTAACATCAGCACGCTCATTCGTAACGCAAATGCATTTAACGCTGAAAAAGTTTTTTACATGGGTAAAAAGCGTTTTGATCGCCGTGGAACGGTTGGCGCTCATCACTATGTGGATTTGGTATTTCTTGATGGTGGTGTATCTGAACTGGTAGAGCTTAAAAATACGTATACGATCGTCGCAATTGACAACAACGTACCTAAAACTCATAAATTGGGTGAATTTGATTGGCAGTCTTTAAAAAAACCACCTCTTATGGTCTTTGGTGAAGAGGGGCTCGGCCTAACTGAGGAAACATTAAAAATTGCCGACTATAGCGTAGAAATTCCACAATATGGTTCAGTTCGAAGCCTTAATGTTGGGACGAGTTCTGGAATTCTAATGTATAGTTTCCTTCAAGCTTTAAAAAATTCCAAAGCTGTTGATAGGTCGCAGAAAGACTTATGTGATGAAATTTGTAGTGTACAGAATGAATCATCCCAATTAGCTCTCCTTTAGAACTAACGATAGGAGATCCTGAGGATCCTCCAGCAACTGGAATGCTATAGAAAGCGCTTCCTTCTGAATTACCAAAGAAAAATCCTTGATAAGTTGGTACCATCTGACCGTCGATAATCCCTAAGGGTGCAGCAAGATTATATACTATTTCAGCATATTCTGGTTTTTTTGAACTTATTTTTAAATAAGGTGGTAGATCACCGGAGATGCTAGCTAATAAACATATATCTTGATTATTATCATATTTTATAACTCTTATAAGATATTCTTTGCCACCTCGATCAATTGCTTTTAGAAAGAAACGACCATTGTGTGTATTGACGAATTTTTCGAAGCTGTCTTGTTTGCAGACATGTGCTGCTGTTAATACAACTTTCTTATTCTTATATAGTACCACGGCGCCAGAGCCCATTGATATCAATTCAGTTGCAGCGCAAACACCAGTTTCTTTGTCGCATGCTCCTAATCTAGCCCATGTTTCTATTTTTAAAATTGATTTTTTAGCATCTTGAAGAGACTTAATTACATTTGTTTGGAACGCACAACTATTTACAAATGACGATAGAAGTAGTAGTATGGTGATTATTAAATATTTCTTCATTATAGTTAACTAGTTTTTGAGCACAGAGTAAAGCATGAAAAAAACGTACGTATTAGACACTAATGTATTCCTAACAAACTCAAAATCGATATTTGAATTTCAAAATAATGATATTATTATACCTTTAAAGGTCTTGGATGAAATCGATAAACATAAAAAAAGACAAGATGGTGTTGGTTTAAATGCCAGATCTATCATCCGAATACTGGATAATCTTCGAAGCAAGGGCAATTTACATAAAGGTGTCAGAATTGCAAAAGGAAAAGGTGTTCTATCTGTAAGAGGATACGATATAGAAGACTTGCCAATTTCGTGTGATTTACAAAGTGCGGATAATGAGATTATTACAACTGCTATTACTGAACAAAAGAAGAATCTTAAAAGAAAAGTAATTGTTGTAACTCGTGATATCAATATGCGTGTGAAGTGTGACTCTTTAGGAATGTTAACTGAAGATTACATTACCAACAAAGTTATAACCGATCGTAATAAATTATTTACTGGCTTCGCAAAACATTTAGTTGATGATCAATCAATTGATCATGTATACGAAGGCCAAGAAGTATATCTTGAAAAAGAAGAAGGCAGGTTCAAACCAAATCAGTTTTTAATGCTGGTTTCAAATGCAAATGAAAAGAAAACCGCGTTGGTCAGATTCAAAAACTACAACTTGCCTTTACACAAAGTTTCTGAATACAAGAATGGTGTTTGGGGTTTAAAACCTAGAAACAAGGAACAAATGTTTGCTTTAGACGTTTTATTGGATCCGAACATACCTATCGTTACACTAGTTGGAAAAGCCGGCTGTGGTAAGACTCTTTTGGCAATTGCGGCCGGCCTAGACCAAGTGCTGGACCAAGAAACATACAAAAAACTAGTTGTATCTAGACCGGTCCAGCCTTTGGGGAAAGATATCGGTTATCTTCCCGGGACAATGGAAGAAAAGATGAGACCATGGCTAATGCCTATCCAAGACAATCTAGATCACTTATTAAATGGTAAAAAAGATTCCATGTCAATGTTTTTTGAGAACGGCACTATTCAAATAGAAGCCCTCACTTACATTAGAGGTAGATCTATAACTAATGCTTTTATTATTATTGATGAAGCACAAAACTTAACAATTCATGAATTAAAGACTATAATTACCAGAGTGGGTGAAAATACTAAAATAATTCTCACAGGTGACATAGAACAAATTGATAGTGTCTACTTGGATTCGACTTCCAACGGATTATCGTATGCAGTAGAAAAACTTAAGGCGCATGATCTTTCTGGTCATATGACTCTAATAAAAGGGGAGCGATCTAAGGTGGCCACCTTGGCATCAAAGGTATTATAATGGAAATAGTAAATGCAAAAGATTTGGAAAACAATCCCAGTCTTCATGAAGTAGTAGAACCAGAGAATGATTTAAAAAATTTTTTAGTAGAATATACTGGAGAGAAAATCAATCCGGATGATAATAGTGTGACGGTTGAAATGATCATTGATGTGGTGGCAAGAGAATTTCCAGAATTTCTTCTTGCGATCGCAGAAGAAAACTGGGTCAGAGGCTACCAACAAGCGATTGAAGATGTTGATACAGGGATGAAATTAAGTAAAGAAGAAGATAATGAGAAAAAAAGATCTTGTAAATTATGTGAAGAATAAGAAAACTCCTAACCAACGAATTGGTTTATTGGATATAGTTTTTAAAGATCGTTTTTTAAATGATGTTGACCATAAAACAGTTTTTGAAAAAATTAATCAGTTATTGCCTGATCATATTTTAAATCTTATCGATATTGTATATATTGGAGACTTTAGTGAGTTCAAAGAGAGAGAAATAGATGCTGTGTACTCCGACGGCGCCATATACGTTAGTAATAACAACGGAGATGAGAATGATTTAATCAAGGATGTAATACATGAATTCGCTCATGCTGCTGAAGATAACTTTGGTGAGATTATTTATGCAGATGGCACTATAGAACAAAATTTTTTATTAAAAAGAAAAAAAATAGATAGTTTTATAAATTATGAAAAAGATACTTTCGATCGGACAGAACATGATGAAGGCCTAGATTCCTTTTTGAAAGATGAAGTTGGATATGAAAAATTAAACAACATAACAAAAGGAATATTTTTAGGCGCTTATTCTGTAACCTCTCTTAGAGAATATTTTGCTAGAGGGTTTGAAGAATATTATTTAGGTGAACGTAGTTACTTAAAAGAAATATGTCCCTATATTTATATAAAGATATCTCTAGTTGAAGATATAGATAGCGGAGAAAATGATTATGAATTTTAAATTTGAAAATGATTTTGAGAACAATGTAATGCGCTTACATATTAGCTTACCATTGAGAAAAAGAGTTAACGAACGTCGGGTGAGAATAAGGTGGCAAGATGTCGATCGATTAATAAAAGAAAACTATAATGTTCCAGCTAGCCACACGCTAGGCCCAGCTATAACAAACATCCACCACACACGTTTAGACAATGATTTCGAAAATAAATGTTCTGGTGTTTGGGAATTTGTACTTGTGCCAAAAAAAGTGGACAAGCCGAAAAAAAAAGCAAAGAGAACTAGAAGTAGAAAATGAGATCACATATATCTTTTTCAGAGTTGAAAATCTGGAATGAATGTCCGTTTAAACATAAATTAGTTTATGTGGAAAATATAAAAAAATTTTTAGGTAACGAGTATACTGCCTTTGGTACAGCCGTCCATCATGTATGCGAGAAAGTTGTCTTTGACGAGAAGATAGATCTATTGTTAGAATTTAATTCTAAGTTCTTAGAAGAACTGAAATTATTAACAGAAAAAAAAGTCGATCTTAAAAAAGATTTAATTTTACAAATGAGAAAACAGGTAGAAGGCCTACTTTTACATATCTTGCCGTCTTTAAAAAAGACGTTTACTAATTTTGAAGTATTTTCTGTGGAAGAAGAGCTATACGAAGATCTTGAAGATACAGATTTGAAGTTCAAAGGTTACATTGACTTGGTGATAAAAACACCGGATCAAAAATACCATATTATTGATTGGAAGACCTGTTCTTGGGGCTGGGACTCAAAGAGAAAAACTGATAGAATAACAAGCTATCAGCTAACGTTATATAAAAATTATTTTGCAAAAAAGCACAGCATAGATCCAAAAAATATAGAAACTCATTTTGCACTTTTAAAACGTACGGCAAAAACCAACAACGTAGAAATATTTCGCGTAACTAGCGGTGTGAAAAAAACTGAGAATTCTCTTAACTTACTTAAAAAATCGATTTATAATATTGAAAATAACAAGTACATAAAAAATCGTTTATCATGTACCTCGGGCTTTGGTTGCGAATTTTATAAAACAAAACATTGTAGGTAAAAAATGAAAGAAAGAATTAAGGTTTTTGTTATAGCTGACCATCCTTACTCACCATCCGGCGTAGGTACACAAACACGTTATATGATTGAAGCACTCTTAGAGACAGAGAAGTTTAGTTTTTTGTGTTTTGGTGGAGCGATAAAGCATACTGATTATGCCCCACAAAAAACAGACAAGTGGGGAGAAAATCTAGTTGTTTATCCTGTTGATGGATACGGAAGTCAGGAATCTGTAAGATCGATTATACGCACTGAAAAACCAGATATGCTTTGGTTTATGACAGATCCCAGATTCTTCCCGTGGCTATGGGAAATTGAAGATGAAATTAGATCATTGATGCCAATGGTTTATTATCATGTTTGGGATAATTATCCATATCCAAAATTTAACAAAGTGTGGTATGATTCTAACGATGCTGTAGTATGTATATCAAAAGTTACACATGATATAGTTAACACTGTCTCTCCGGAGGTGGAAAGTCACTACTTGCCACATGCTGTTAGGCCAGAAAATTTTAAGCCTTTGAGTGAAGAAGATAAAAAAGCTTTACGTGAAAAAATGAAAATACCAGAAGAGAAATTTGTTGTATTCTGGAATAATCGTAATGCCAGAAGAAAGCAATCTGGTACATTAATTCACTGGTTTAAAGAGTTCTTAGATAGGGTAGACCAAAAAAATGCTAGATTAATTATGCATACAGATCCAAAAGACCCCAATGGCCCAAATTTAATAGCTATAGTAGAAGATCTGGGGCTGACAAATGGCGAAGTACAATTCTCAACACAAAAAGTTGATTTTCCAGATTTAGCTGCAATGTACAATGTTGCAGACGTTACTGTTAACATTTCTGATGCGGAAGGGTTTGGTTTATCTACTTTAGAGTCTTTATCATGTGGAACTCCGATTATTGTTAATATGACAGGTGGTCTACAGGAACAAGTTACTGATGGAGAAAATTGGTTTGGTATTGGCATAGAGCCGGTTTCTAAAGCTGTTATAGGTTCACAGGATATACCATACATATATGAAGACAGAATCAACAAAGAAGATTTCATTAATGCATTAGAAAAAATTTATAATATGACACCGGAAGAACGCGACAAGATGGGGTCTATGGGCAACGAATATGTTAATAAAAAATATAATTATGAGGCGTATACCTCTCGTTGGGAAGAACTATTAACTGAAATATATAATAAATGTGGCTCTTGGGAAACTAGAAGCGGCTATAAAAAATGGCACTTAAACGAGGTTTGAGGATGAAAAAAGTATTATTAAAGGGACCAATTTTAACTCAATCTGGATATGGTCATCATGCGAGAACTATCTTGCGTGCCCTAAGGACTAAACCAGATTTGTATGATGTTTATATACAGCCCATTGTTTGGGGAGCAACCAGCTGGCTTTGGGAGGACGATGAAGAAAGAAGATGGATTGACGAAGCTCTGCAAAAGACCATAGGGTATGTTAACTCTGGTGGTGCGTTTGACGTCTCCCTGCAGGTGACTATCCCCAATGAATGGGAGAAAATAGCGCCTATTAATATTGGGATAACTGCCGGTATCGAGACCACAAAGGTATCTCCTCAGTGGATCGAGAAATCTTTTCTAATGGATAAAATTGTTACAATTAGTAAGCATTCTAAAAGTACTTTCGAAGAAACTGAGTACAAATATAAAAATGAACAAACAGGCGAAGAAGGGGTCTACAAAACCCAGACTCCAGTTGACTATGTGTCTTATCCGGTTAGAAAATTTGATCCCGTAAAATTAGACTTAAGTTTAAAAACAGAATTCAATTTCTTATCTGTGGCACAGATATCTCCAAGAAAAAACGCACTTCAAGCTATAAAGTGTTTTATAGAGACGTTTAAAGATAACGAGAATGTTGGATTGATTCTGAAAGCAAATATGGCAAAAAATTCATTACTCGATCGCAATCATACAATGGCGCGCTTTAAGAGCGTAATATCACAATATCCAGATCGCAAGTGCAAACTATATTTATTACATGGTTATCTTACTGATCAAGAAATGGCCGGCTTATACACACATCCAAAAATTAAAGCCCTTGTCAGCACCACACATGGCGAGGGTTTTGGCCTTCCAATGTTTGAGGCAGCATATTATGGCTTGCCAATAATTGCTACTGATTGGTCAGGACATTTAGATTTTCTTTATAAAAGTACAAAACACAAGAATGGCAAAGAAAAATTTAAACATATGTTTTCTAAATTAAGTTATACTCTTAAGCATGTAGAAAAGGAGTCTGTATGGGATGGCGTAATACAATCTGACTCAATGTGGGCTTACCCAGAGGAAGGCTCAGTAAAAATGGCGTTAGAAGACGTTTATAAAGATCATGGTAGATTTAAGAAACGCTCAAAAGAACTTCAAAAATGGGTTTGTGAAGAATTTAATGAAGAAAAACAATTGAATAAAATTTTAGAAAAATTAGATCTTGGTACCGAAGAAGAGTTCGATGTAGAAAGCTGGCTTGAAGAGATAGACGAGCAAATTGAAACACATGATTGATAATGAAAATAATTTTTATAGCAGATTTTTTTCTAGAGGATATTCTAGGCGGCGGTGAAATACATAATGAGATATTAATCAATCTTCTTAAAAAGAGAGGACATGATGTTTTAAAGTATAGATCTCACAAAGTAACTTCAAATTTATTCAGACAAAACAAAAATAGCTGTTTTATAATAGCAAATTTCATAAATTTGTCAGAAGACTGCAGGGTTGCCCTTGAAAGCTACAAATATGTTATTTATGAACATGATCATAAATATCTCTCATCAAGAAACCCTGCAGATTATGAAGACTTCAAAGCTCCAGAAGAAGCAATTATCAATTTAAATTTTTATAAAAATGCTAGAAGTGTTTTTTGTCAGACTAGTTTCCACGCTAATATTGTAAGGAAAAATTTAAATTTAGAGAATATTGTTTCTACAGGAGGAAATCTATGGAGTAACAATTCCTTAGATTTAATGGAAAAGTTTTCTAAGAGAGATAAGCAAAACAAATATAGTATTATTAATTCTAAAATTCCTCACAAAGGAACAGTAAAATCTATAAAATATTGTGAGTACAAAGACTTAGATTATGAGCTTATATCATCACAAAATTATCATGATTTTCTATTTTTGTTGTCAAAAAATAAAAATTTAATTTTTCTCCCTGACACTCCGGAGACCCTATCAAGAGTGGTCGTCGAAGCCCGGATGATGAATACGGCTGTTATAACAAATAATTTAGTCGGCGCCACCAAGGAGTCGTGGTATAAATTAAAGGGTCGACCTCTTATTAATAAAATGAGAGAAAAGCATAAAGAAATAACAGACTTAATAGAAAGAGTATACGAATGAATATACTCTTAGTTGTTAACAAGACTCTTCAAAATGGAGAAAAGAAGTGGGATGATGGTGCTTATGGAAATCTATATGTACCATTAAAAGAATTAGGACATAACGTATACTTTTACGATACTGTTGATCCTGAAGAAAGAGACTTTGATAAAATAGTAGACAACTTCAAGCCAGACTTAATTTATTGTTGTATGACAGGCGATCCTAGCCTCACACCTCATGAGCCATGGGAGGGAATAATAAAACAAACTGAAAAAGGAAATTGTAAAACATTTAATTGGTTTTGCGATGATGCATGGCGCTTTGAAACTTTTTCAAGTCGTGTTTGCAGCCTTTTTCATGTGTGTTCCACTCCCGAAGTTCATTACATTGAAAAATTTAAAGAAATAGGCTATAATAATATACTTTTAGGTTTTTGGCATACAAATGCAGACTTATATCCGAAAAAAAATACTAAAAAGCTTGATATCTCTTTTTGTGGCATGATGAATTACGATCGAAAGTATTATATAGATTATTTAAAGAACAACAACGTTGATATCAAAAATTTTCATGGTATCCCCCGCGAAGAGATGTTAAGCTTAATATCTGAGTCTAAATTAGGGATAAACTTTAGTAAGAATTATAACGCTAGACCACCGGTGTTGCAGATGAAGGGGCGTATGGTAGAAATACCAGCGGCTAATGCGCTTTTATTTACAGAATATGCTCCTGGAATTGAGAACCACTTTGAAATAGACAAAGAAATAATAACCTTCAAGACAGCGGATGAAATGCTCAAAAAAGTGAATTTTCTGCTTAAGAAGCCTAAATTAATAGAAAAAATAACTCAGAATGGCTACAGAAGGTTTATAAAAGATCACGACTCTAAAGTAAGGCTTGCAAGCATCTTAGAGAGTATAACATCATTGTGAAAGTATACATTAAGAGACATAATAGTGGCGCCGGGAAATGGATATATAATGGCTATTCTTCTGCCTGGAAATCTTTAGGTTATAACACAATTTTTTATGATAATTTAGAAGAAATAGAAGCACATGGAGACTACTATGTAATGGCCTTAGACTCGAACATAAGAGAGTCAAATTATGAAGCTATAGAGAATTCAAGAAAGAGTTTTGTTTACGTCCAGCCTAATCGTTTCCCGATGCCATGGGGAGCGCATCCAAATTTTATTTCTTTGTGTCCGGACACAATTATAGAGAAGTTAAATAACAGTGAGAACGTTCACCAGTGGTGTTTTGGAAGAGTAACTGATTTTCATTTTAAATGGAGAAACGTAAAATATATTCCTCTGGCTTTCGATTCAATTAACTATAAACCAATAGAAGATAAAAAATATAAATTTGATATTTGTTTTATTGGGGGGTGGGCCGATAATGGCTTTAATGAGAAAAGAAAAATAATGCTTGACTATTTTAAAGAATTCAAAGATACTAAGATAAAGTGTGGTATCTTTATTAACAAGAACATATCTCATGAACAAGAAAATAAAATTTTATCAAATAGTAAAGTGGCACTCAATATTCATGACGCATATCAGAGAGTCCTAGGCCTTGATACCAATGAACGAACATTCAAGTCTCTAGGGCTCACCGGCTTACTGCTGACAGATAAGGTGGAAGAGGTAACAAATTTACTTCCTGAAGTACAAACTGTTTCATCTCCTTTGGAGATGAAGCATACTGTTTTAACTCTTTTAGCAAAAAACCGTGAAGAGCTTAAAGCTATAAAAGAGCAAAATAGGCTTGATATACTGAAAAACCATACGTACATTAATAGGGTTAAATCATTATTACAACTGTAAAGCCAAAAATATCTATTATAATACCATGTTACAATGCAGAAGCTTGGATAGAACAATGTGTGATGTCGGCTATTAGTCAGGATTACAGTGATTTTGAAGTCATAGCAATTGATAATGAAAGCGCTGATAACACTGTAGATAGACTAGAAGAAATAAGACAAAAGCACCCTGACAAACTAAGAGTAGAAAAAGAAAAAAATATATATCCAAACTGTTGGGACGAAGCTCGCTTTAAGGGTTTCAAGCTAGCAAAGGGCGAATATTTTTTTACGCTAGCATCTGACGACTATTATAATGAAAATTATATTACTAATTGTATGAAGTACATCAACGCAGCAAGAGATAGGATACTAGCTTTACAAAGCCCTATTAATAATGTCCAAGCAGATGGAAACTCAGTTGGACATTTGGGTCATAGTTACAAAACACTGGATGAATTAAAAAACTTACTATTAATGAAATGCCCTGTTAATAGCCCAACTGTTGTTTATAGTAGAAAGCTCTTTGAGCAAAATATGCTGACTACTAAGCCAGAAGTTTATGGTGGCGCCGCAGACTATGATCTGTATTGCCAACTAGCTGATAAAGATATATTTATTTGGCCAGCCCATAAATTTACAGGCTATAACTATAGATGGCATCCCGAGCAAGCAACTTGGAATGTGCATAGAGAAGGGAAAAACTATGATCAGATGATACAAGATTATTGGAGGAAGAAATGGCAGATGTAAAATTAAAAGAAAGAGTTTTAGAAATTGCCTATAAAAACAAGCTTTCTCATCTGGGATCATATTTTTCTAGTTTGCAAATCATTGACGAAATCTATTCCGAGATGGACTTAGAAAAAGATAAATTTATTTTGTCTTGTGGCCACTGCGCACTATCACTATACGCAGTATTAGAAAAATATTGCAATTTAGATGCAGCAGAATTGTTCGCAAAACATGGTGGCCATCCACACTTGTGTGAAGAAGATAAGATTTATTGCTCAACAGGAAGTTTGGGGTTGGGACTAACAGTTGCAGTCGGTCGTGCTTTATCAAACAAAGACCAGGATGTATATTGCCTTATAAGTGATGGAGAGTGCGCAGAAGGTAGTATATGGGAGGCATTAAAGTTCATATGGGAAAACAACTTAAAAAATATAAAAGTATATGTTAATGTTAATGGGTACGCAGCATATGGCTCAGTAGATACTAGATATTTGGTCGATAGGCTAAAAGTTTTTCTACCAACAATCAACATTGTATATACTGATGTGAGTGCTTTTCCATTTTTAAAAGGTTTAAATGCACATTATCACATAATGAGCGAAAGCGATTATAAACTAGGTAAGAAGTTAATAGAAAATGAGAAAACACTTTAGTCAAAAGCTACATTCTGAAATGAGTGTAAACCAAGATATCATTCTATTAACGGGTGATCTCGGATATGGTCTGTGGGATCGCATAAGAATCGACTATAGCGATCGCTTTTATAACTTTGGTTCGTCCGAACAGTTGATGGTAGGAGCGGCAACAGGAATGGCCATGGAAGGAAAGATACCAGTGGTATATTCTATAACTCCTTTTGTGTTATACCGTCCTTTCGAATTAATAAGAAACTATCTTGATCATGAAAAAACACCTGTCAAGCTAATTGGCGGTGGTCGCGATAGAGATTATGGATATCTTGGATTTTCTCATTGGGCAGAAGACGACAAAAAAATAATGAAGTGTTTCGAAAACGTCATTACCATGCATCCTAGAACAGAGCATGAGCTAGACAAAAATTTTGACAACCTAATAAATAACAACATGCCTACTTACTTGAATCTCAAGAGGTAAAATGAAAATATTGATTACAGGATCAAATGGTTATATTGGCTCTTCTGTTAGCAATTACTTAGAAAGTAAAGGACATCAAATATTCAGGCTAAATAGAGCTGTGTGTGACTTGTCGAACAAAGAACAAGTTGATGGCTACTTTAAAGGCTTTAGCTGTGACGTCGTTATACATACAGCCGTTGTGGGCGGCAGTCGTTTAATTCAAGAAACAGAAAGCATCGTTTCAGACAATCTAGAGATGTTTTGTAACTTGCTAAGACACAAATCTAAATATGGTAAGTTTATTCATTTTGGATCAGGCGCTCAAGATAAGCCTACTAGTTTTTATGGTATCAGCAAAAAAGCGATTGGCTTACTTATAGAAGACTTAGATTCTTTTTATAATATCAAAATTTATGGTCTTTTTGATGAAAATGAAATCAACACACGATTCATTAAAGCAAGTGTCAATAGAGCGCTAGGTGGAAAGGAGATAATAGTCCACAAAGACAAGAAAATGGATTTTTTTCATATGAAAGATTTATTAATTTTAATTGATTATTATATTAATAACAATAACTTAAAAAAAAGCGTAGATTGTAGCTATAGGACTAGCTTGACATTACACGAGATAGCTAATATAATAAAAGAAAGATGCATCACTGAAGCAGGTGTTAAAATCCTTGAGCCCAGTATTGATAATTATTTTGGCCAGAATACAGAATATTTGAATAAGATAATTAGCAGCGATATATTTGTTAGATTAGAAGAGACTATTACGGCTCTTAAAAAAACGCATGAGGGGAAATGGTAACAAAACGAGAGATATTAGATCTAGTAAAAAAATATATTCTAGAGAAAAGGTCATGTGATTCCTGGGTACCAGGAAAAGACTGGGTTTCCTATTCCGGACCTCATTTCGATGAAAAAGAGTATACCGCGGCGTTTGATAGCCTTTTGGATGAATGGTTAATTTTTGGTAAGAAGTCTCGGGAGTTTGAATTAGAATTTCCGAAATTCTTAGGAAAAAAATATGGATCCTTGACAAATTCAGGAAGCTCAGCTAATTTGCTGGCCGTGACTGCAGTAAAATCTCATTTTGGCCTAAAAGATGGAGATAAATTTATAACTCCTGTTGTATGCTTTCCTACTACTATAAATCCTTTAATTCAATGCAATCTGAAGCCGGTCTTTGTAGATGTGACATTGCCAGATTTAAATCTAGATCTAGATGAAGTAGAAAAAATATTGAAAAAAGATCCCGGCATTAAAGGAATAATGTTCGCGCATGTACTTGGAAATCCTCCAAATATGGATCGCTTGATGAGTATTATAGATGATCATAATTTAATCTTTATCGAAGACGCATGTGACGCTCTAGGTTCTACTTATAGAGACAAAAAATTGGGATCTTTTGGCGACGTCTCAACATGTTCTTTTTTTCCGGCACATCACATGACCTTGGGCGAAGGCGGCTTCATCGCGACAGACAAAGGCGCAATGAGAAAATCGTTATCTAGTTTTAGAGACTGGGGCCGCGCATGCTATTGCAATACTGGAAAGCCCGGCTGCGTTGTCTCCGATACTGCATGCGGAGACAGGCTTCAACCATGGCTCCCGGATTTACCTGAATTTAATTACGACCACAGATACGTTTTTGATGAAATTGGATATAATTTAAAACCTATAGAACTACAAGCTGCTATTGGCCTAGAGCAGATTAAGAAACTTCCTGTTCTAGATGAAGCCCGTCGAGAGAATTTTCGAAAGCTTTTAAAAGTTTTCAAGCCTTATGAGAAATATTTTCATTTGCCGGAGCGAACAGAGAACTCTGATCCAAATTGGTTTGCTTTTTTGTTAACTATTAAAGAAGAATCGCCATTTAATAGAAATGATTTTGTTTCCTTCTTGGAGAAAAATAAGATTCAAACTAGATCTTATTTTTCTGGTAATATTATGTATCATCCAGGCTATATGCACTTAAGGGACGACTACACAGACCTTAGAAACACGTTTAAAAACGCCCATTTAGTAACTACTAGCTCTTTCTTTTTGGGAACATTTATTGGCATGACTGAACAAAAAATTTCTTATATTAAAAAAATAGTCGACACGTTTTTCAAGGAGTTACAATGAAACTAATATATGTAACCGGATGTTTAGGCTTTATGGGCTCACATTTTACAAGAGCTGCCTTAAAACTTGGTTGGAAAGTTTATGGCGTTGACAAGCTGACTTATGCAGCTAATTCTAAATTGCTTGATGAGTTTTGTAGTTATGAAAACTTCTCTTTCGAAAGGAAGGATATAAGAAGCCTCACACATCTTTACGATTGTGATTATGTAGTAAATTATGCAGCTGAATCTCATGTTGGAAATAGTATTGTATCAAGCGATGATTTTATAAATACCAATATTTTAGGAGTTAAGAATCTATTAGAACTTATTCGGCATAAGCAGGAGAATTGTAATCCGCGACCTGCCTTTCTTCATCTTAGCACAGATGAGGTATATGGGGATATCAATCATGGCGAACACACAGAAGAAGATCTCTTATACCCTAGTAACCCATATGCTGCGTCAAAAGCTGCAGCAGATATGCTGATACTAGCATGGGCCAGAACATATGGCCTTCGCTACAACATCCTCCGCCCAACTAACAATTATGGTATCGGGCAATATCCCGAAAAACTTATTCCATTGTCAGTAAAAAATCTCATGAGAGGTAAAAAAATACGGCTGCATAATGGCGGTACCCCTTATAGAAACTGGCTACATGTTGATGATACTACAGCTGCAGTTATAACTGTTATTAATTCTGGTTTTTTTAATGAAGTCTATAATGTTGCTGGTAATTTTGAACAACAGAACCTAGATACTGTTAGAAAGATTATTGTGCAATATCATGGAGATAGAGAAAACTATAAAGAACATATAGACTTCTCTTATTCTCGCATCGGTCAAGATGTAAGGTATGCGTTAAATGACGAAAAAATAAAAAATCTAGGCTGGAGGCCAAAGAAGTCTTTTGATGAGGAAATAATAAAAATTGTTGAATATTATAAAGATAATTGGCGATGGTAAGAAAAATGAATATATTATTAACTTGTACTACTATAGAAGAAGATCATAGAATAGAGAATGATCATGACAGCCACTATCCACTAGGATTGGGTTATCTACATTCTTACCTAGAGAGCCTAGACAGGGGCTACAATATCAAAACACAATTCTTAAACAATGTCTCAATGGAGAAATGTCTTAAGACCCTCAAGGGAGACATAGAAACGTTCAAGCCTGATGTGGTGGGGATTTCTATGATGACTCACAGCCGCGTCGGCGCTTATAAATTAATTAAATTAATTCAGAAAATTTCGCCAGATACTAAAATTGTAATTGGCGGGATGCACGTCAGTGTTATGTATCACCAGCTGGCTGAAGCTTATCCTGAGGTCATATGTGTTGTCGGGGAGGGAGAGGTAACACTAGGCGAGCTTATGGAGAGGTGGGAAAATGGATTGCCGATCGATGATGTCAGAGGCATAGCTTACTATGATAAAAATAAAGAAGAAGTTGTAGTAACTGGCGCCCGCGCCCTGATTGCTGATCTCGATGTACTTCCATTTCCCAAGCATGAGCTTTTTATTTGGGAGGGGAAAGACATTGCCGGCCTTCTTACTAGCCGCGGCTGCCCGTATAAGTGTAATTTCTGCGTTCTAGACGCAGCAAGCCGTCGTAAAGTTAGATGTCGCTCTGCTAGCAATATATGCGATGAAGTAGAACAAATTTTAATTAATCACCCCTCAATCAACACGGTGTGGATTCATGATGACGCTTTTATGATTGTGAAGGACAGAACAATAGAGTTTTGCAAAGAAATAATTAAGCGAGGCATCAAAACAAATTTTATTTGCAGCGCTCGCTTTCGACCAATCTCTAGAGAAGTTGTTATGTTGATGAAAGAAGCTGGATTTGTGCATGTTCTTTTTGGTCTAGAATCAGGCTCGGAACACGTAATGAGGTTAATGAAAAAGGGATTAACTCATAAGTCTGTTCGTCATGGCAGAAAATTATTTTCAGAAACTGGTATAAAAACCACCACCTTTCTTATAGCAGGTCTTCCTGGTGAGTCAGAAGAGACAATAGATGAGACAATAGATTTTGTGCAAGAATTGCAAGAAATGCAATATATATACTATGATGACATTGGTGTGGCCGGTATATATCCCGGGACAGAATTATTTACTATAGCTAAAGAAGCCAAGATGGAAATTGAAGACTATGGTGTCATCGATGATGAATACTGGCTAACAGATGGTGGCGTTCCGTTTTATGAAGTTGACCACACGTATGCAAAACTTTTAGAATGGAAAGATAAAATAAGAAATGCTATTAGCTTAAATCGCATATTAGAATCTCCTGAAAACTTTTTGATACAAAGAAAATTGATACCTTCTATTGTAGATTATTCATTAAAATATAATTTTGGCTTGACCGGTCTCATTAAACAAATTTTTTCTGCAAGAGGGGATTTAACGTATGGTCTTCTAAGGGCTTCTTTTGTTAGAGAAGATGCCGTAGAAGAAAGAAAAATGTTTTATGAAGAAGTAGAGAAAGCGCTGTTGAGCAACTTATTGAATGGTATGAGTGCTCCCGCCCGGGAGCCATTTAAGAAAAAATACAAAGAACAAGTAGAGAGAGACAAAGAAAGAATGAATTATTGGCACGGAATTCAAAGAAAAGAAAAGTCTGGAATTGAGCACAATAATGAACAAGCTTCCGAAGCTGTTGTTAGGGAAGACGGCACCATGATTACTGCTATTGAGAGTGATTTTGATGATGAAAGAAATAGAATCAAAGGAAAAACTATAAAAAAACGTTTTCCTATCATCACCATGGACGGACGCAATAACACTAGTGTTAAATATAGTGAAGTTGAATAGTATAAATTTAAAGTTCATTTTACAATTAAAGAGGGCTGAATGAAAATTGGTTGTTTAATATATTTTTATGGAAGAAAATACGAAAAACTTGGATCATGTGCGATGGAAAGTTTCAAAAAATTCCATCCTGATATAACATTGTTTCATGTTAATAAGAATAATAGAGAAGCTCACGGGCTAACCGCGGTGCCGGACACCGGCGCTTCTAAATATATGCTAGCTTATGAAATAATGATAAAACATAAATTAGACAAAATAATTATTTTAGGCGCCGATACTATAACATGTGCAAGATTAAATGAATTTTTAGATGATAATGAACATGATATTTTAGCTTCGCTAGATTATCCCTATTACTTGGTTGACAATCATATGTTGCTCACTCCAACCGAAGAAACACATTTAAATGCAGATGTAATTTGTTTTAATAACTTAAAAGCTATTCGTGACATTATAAAAAAATCACCACTTTTCCCTGCATATGCGGAACAGGGTGCGTTGAACTATGTTGTATGGTCAAATGATTATAAATATTCTTGTAAAATAGTTGATGGACCTTATTTAAAAAGTAAAGTTGTTTACAATGTTCGCTCAAAAGGAAACATGTGTCTTCCGAAAGGTTATCACGCCCAGCCGTTGGATGGACCTGGTAAACCAGCAAAATTTTCTACTTATGAAAAACCTTGGGGACCTCATTTAAATAAATTCTATGTTCAAGATAAAAAACTTTATACTAAAGATCATAAACAGATAAAAGTATGGCATTATTGTGATGGTTTTGGCAACTTAAGCGAAGAAAATTTTGTTAAATTAATGAATAATTATATTTTTAAATGGTTTAGCGAAGATGCAAAAAAGTATTTCACCGAACATTGTGCTTGCGGTGATTTTTTTGAGAAGGAGTTTACACTTTAATGAGAATATTAGTTACAGGCGGTAGTGGTTTTATAGGTTCCGCTCTTAAAAAAGAAAAGCCAGAATGGATTTACATTTCATCAAAAGACTACGATTTAACCAGCGATTATCAAACTCGTGGCATGATTCGTGATCATAGGCATCTAGATGCCATTATACATTTAGCTGGCAAAGTAGGTGGAATTAAGGATAATACCGATAAACAAGCTGAATATATACATAAGAATATTAAAATCAATACAAATGTAATACATGAAGCGTATAAAGAGAGTGTCCCTCGTGTATTATCAATTTTGAGCACGTGTGTCTTCCCGGAAAATATAAAATCTTTTCCTTTTAACGAGGGTGATTTATTTAAAGGCCCTCCACCAGAAAGCAATTTTTCATATGGTTATGCAAAAAGATGTCTACATGTAATGTCATCTGCATATAGACAGCAGTATGGAGTGGATTATAGTACATTCTCACCTTCAAATGTATACGGCCCGGATGATAATTTTGATTCTACATCTTCTCATTTTGTTCCAGCTATGATAAGAAAATTTTCTGAATCAAACCATGGCGATACGCTAGAGTTTTGGGGCACAGGAAAGCCTCGACGGCAACAGCTTTATGTCGAAGATTTGGCACAAATTATTCCACTATTACTAGAAAAACACCACACGAACGATCCCATTATAGTGGCGCCTTATGAAAACCCCTCTATTAAAGAAATGATTGATATTTGTTTAAAAATTTCTAAAAAAGATGTAAAATATAACTTTAATGGAAAACTTGAAGGGCCACTACGCAAAGATGGCAGGAACGACATATTAATGCAGCTAATCGGAAAATATAATTTTACGCCCTTTCAGGAGGGCTTGAGAAAAACTTATGAATGGTATAACAAAGGAGAATAAAATGTTAAAACTATCAGATGAGGCTTTAGGCGCGGTCATGATGGCCCTACAAAAATCTTTGTTGGAGCAGAGCGATATAGTGCCTGTTTTAAAAGATTTTGATTTTAAAATAGGCGAAGAACAACAATTGTATATTATGAATCCTCCGCTAGTGAAATTAGAACACGACAGCGACGATGAATACCCCATAGATAGTGGGTCAGAATAAGGTGCCTAAATACATTTACAAGTGCACTGACTGTAAAAGTATTGTTGCTATTTATCACTCTATGAGCGATAAAAGAGAAAAATGTGAAGATTGTGGCAAACAAAATTCTTTACAAAAATTACCAACTCAATTTGTTTTAGATATAAGAGAAGCAGATAAAAAAGTTGGTGATATTGTTAAACGCTCGATTGAAGAATTTAAGTCTGATTTAGATAATCAGAAAGAGAAATTAAGTAATGAACTTTATAGCTCAAATGAGTAAAATTATTTTTTTTGTATCAATAATATTGAATGCAATATTATTGATGTACATAGCTGGAGTTGTTCCTTTCCTTTTATATGTTAGTGCATTAATAAACATCTTCTTTCTTTGGTATGTTTACCAGTTTTTGATAGAAAGTAGTAAAATTGAAGATGACATGAATATTATGTTCGAGAGTACAGAAAAGTTTTCTGAACACTTGGAGCAGATTCATGAATTAGAGATGTATTACGGCGATGAAAATTTACAATATCTCATTGATCACTCTAGAGAACTACTCAACCAATATATTGATATACAAGAAAAATATTTTAATATAGAGGTCGATATCCAAGAAGAAGAAGAAGATGACTACGAAGAAGAAAACCCGAAAGAAGAATAATTATTTTACAAAAGTGCATGAAAATGCAATTATAGATTATGCCTTAACTGACGAAAAAAGTATAAGATCAGAATTATATATACAATATATTGGTCCTGCATTTGACGAAATGGTAGATAAAATTGTGTATACGTACAAATTTAATAATTTGCCAAATATCGATTATTTAAAAGATGATTGCAAGCTATGGCTTATAACAATTTTAGACAAATACGATCCAAGTAAAAAATCAAAAGCGTTTTCTTATTTCAGTGTCATAACTAAAAATTGGTTTATTCATAAAGTAAAACAAAATTCTAAAAGATTAAAGAGGGATGTTCAATACGAAGATCTGCCTATAAATTTAGAATCTGATAAGTTAATAACTAAAAACTATTATGAATCCGAGAGGGAGGAAGCCGAGTTTTGGCAGCATTTGTTTCAAGAAATGAAAAGCTGGGAAAAACTTAAGTTAAAGGATAATGAAAAAAAAGTCCTAGATGCCATTAACATCCTCTTTAATAGTATTGACGAAATTGAAATTTTTAATAAAAAAGCTATTTACCTGTATATGCGAGAAATCACGGGCTTGAATACTAAGCAGATTGTAAACAATCTCAACAGGATACGAAAAAGATATAGGATGTTTAAAAACGAATGGGAAAGGGGAAACATATAAATTCACATGCTTTCGTTGAAGAAGCATTTGACAATATTAGAAAAGATCGGGCCCTCGCCTCGACTCTTCTAATAGAATTAATGAAAATTCTGAAACAAGATGAAACCAAACACCAATATTCTGGCCCTGTAGCTGCCAAATATTTAGAAACACTACAAAGATCAAATGAACAGTTGGTGAAGCTGGCCTCACTTATTTCTAAAAAAGAAACGATTGTTGAAGGCCTGTCGCCAGATGATAAATCTGATATTTATGACTTATTACAAGAAAAAAAATGAGGATACAGATAAATGGCGAAACCCAAGCCACCATGGGCCACATACCGAAATTATGATATTGGTGAATTAAACTCTTTAGACGAAGACATCTTTGGTGATTATTACGATACTGATCAAGATATATTTGTTACTTATTCTGAAATGTTACACAGCCGGTATTCTCATGAGACCATAACTAAGAATGGTCCCTATCTGGCTATAGTGTTGAAAGTGCTTTCCGGTCCGCAAGTGAACAACGTAGCATCGACCAACAATGGTAACTTGACAAAGGCTATTAGTTTAAATAATTTTAAGAGTCCACAAACTGAAGAGAAAGACAAAGCTTATAGACCACAGCCAGTTAAAGTAATAGCAAGAATACCAGAAATAGATGCTGATATCGATTTTCCTGATGACGAGGAAGATGAAGCTAGGATGGCCGCTCATGGTGAATTCCACCAAATGAATAATGATAAAATGCTGGAGCAAGTAATTCCAGGATCCTTAATCTGGGTTTCGTATGACAATCTTAATAATACGACTGGATATGATGGCAATCCTGTGGGAAAAATTTTAGGCTTACATGAAGTTGGCTCTTTTAGCCAATTAGAGTCGCTTGTTTCGGCAAAGAGCGATTTTAAGCCGCCTTGCCGATCGCTGAGAGATATGGCTGATCCCGCCGGCGGCCTTTACATAGGCCATACAGAACCAAACCCTGTTTTGTTTCCCGGCCCACCAATACGAAAATTTAAAGGACGCATTAAAACAGGGATATATGGCAACGGTACTGCACAAACAAAGCAACATTTTGGATACAGCTTATTTCTCTCCTCTATCTCGCCTAAATATAATATACCAGGCGCAGCTCCATGGGGCGAAAACGGAGCCTTTACATGGGTTGGCCATTTAAGAGGAAATGGATACTTAGATTTAGTCGATCGACCTATTAGTCTAGGTCGAGAAACCATTATATATGCACCTGGAACATTAGATCTTTCTTCTCCCATCGAGATCAAATATTATCTTCATGATAAGGGAGGTTTTGGCAATGCTTGGATAAACGGACCTAACACAACTATAGAAGATTCAATAACGACGGCAGAAGCAATACTAGAGAACGATTTTAGAGAAAAAATAGGCCCGGGCATAAAAGATTTAATAAGGGAGGGAAGGAATTTTATTTTGGTGATACCCGAGATGTCCTATTCGCGCGGCTTCGGTTCAACCACAGCATCTAGAATAAACGATATAGCTGACGGGTACGACGTCGGCCCGGGCCACACAGGAGATGGAGCGACAACAGTTCGAACGTCGATGGATCTACCGTCTTCCGCCGCTTCGAGAAATTATCTAAGAAGTCTTCCCATCAGTGGCGATAAAGATGTAATGCAAGTTTCTCATTTTTCTAATAGAGAATTCTCTACTTTTGATGGCTCCTACACTGGAGGTCACTTTAATAATTTTCATTATGAAGTTATAAGTGTGTTAAAAAGACATTTTCCCGGAATCGAGGAAAAAATTGGGTATGTATCAGTCATAGCTGATGGCCTTGGCGGGATTGCTTTAGCCGCTATATCAAAAGATCCGATGTCAGTTGGGGCAAAAGATGACGCATGGAGAATGTTTAGGACAACCCCTATTAAAAGAATAGATTTTATAGATACTGGGCTGGATCTTGTGGGGGCTTATTCTTATTTCGAAAACTATCCACCTTCTTATTACATATATAGAGATTTCCTTCTAGCAAATGATAGCGTGGAACTTAATTATATTACAGAATATTTTCCAAACCCCAATGATTTGTTTACTATACTGGGTCAGCATGAAATGTTTGATAAACACAATAAGCCGCCTAGTGGCCTGGGGGAGCGTAAATTTTCTTTTAGTAGTTTTCCAGACGCAGCCGCAGTTGGAAACACTTTTATTAGTTTACACACTGCAAAAAGGGACGCACCTAATATAAAAGGAAAAGTTGGATATGCATTTTCAATGATAAATGATTATGGTAGTAATTTAGCATTACTAAAAAATGATAGTGATGGTTCCATATCACCTTCACATAGATCTGTTCCGGATCACGCAGAAACTTGTAGCAAAACACAAGCTGCAGCCGACGCTGCAAAAATACAAAAGAAAATAAGCGATTTGACAGAAAGAATAGACTTTTTTGAAGGTGTTTTACTAGATTTGCTAAGCAATGGATTTACGGAATATTGTACGGGAGAACCAATAGAGGGATCTTCGAAAGTAGAAGTTTATTGCTCTTTAGAGGGTGGTGTTGCAACAAACAGCTCAAGTCAGTTTTTTGCTGATTATGTCAGTTATATAACAGCCAAAAAAGATCTAGCAGAACTACAGATAATATCTGATTTTGAAGGACAATTACTATCTCACAGTCTTTATAAGCCTCGCCTGGTAGACTTTAAAGAGTGGCTAACAGCTCAATTACCAGTTGCCCAGCTCGGGGCCAACATATTATCAGAAGAGTGGGATAAATTATATGAGAATTTTGATAATGGAGCTTTTACTGAGCAGTTTGTAATCAACGAACTTGGTACCTGGGCTGCTACCATGGCCCAGCCTGATGCATATGAAAAGATCATGCTTAAAGTTGATAATACTATTGACAAGCTTTCTGCGCAAGTAGTTCGTCTAGACCCCGAGTGCGCACCGCCGCCCATAAAGCTTGGAGAGATAACCAGCACCAACGCCCCACCAAAAAATGAAGAGGAAAAAGATCCAACGTGCAGAGGGAAACAAATTATCACTCCCAATAATTTTGATGAAATATATGCTATGATTTCCTACGCTCCAAAGAAGAGTCGTTTTAAGATTACAGGTAAATCTTCCAAGATCCCGACTAGGTTGGACGAAGTTAGTTCCTTTAAGCTTGGCACATTTAAATACCAATCTCGAAGCGCAAATGGGCAGACCACTACATCTGAGAGCCCACCTATTTGGTCATGCCTGACTGATAGATTGGCTGCCGGCTGGACAACTGCATGCAACGCGTCTAACTACACACCGTTTTCAATTGTGAGGGGAATACGTGGATACGAAGATTACAGAGGCAAAACAGCTTATAATTGGGGGATGTCGTTACATGCTTTTGGTATGGCTATTGATATAGACCCCACACTTGCCGGCTACGGGAAAAGAACCAGACCAATGTATAGTGTGTATACTGGAGCCTGGACTGCTGATCTTTTAACAAAACATGGCCAAGAGTTGTATAATCTAGGTGTGTTCAAGACAAAGCCCAGGACATTATTGAAAAATGCTTTTCAGGATGAAAACACCCTAAGGATGGTGGAAAATTGGCGATCTGCCCCCAGCGCTTATAAAGGCCCAGATACCGGTGACAATCCAAAACAAAAAGAAAGATACAAAAAGATGATGTCTGTAGCTAATGGATCTCCTATCATTCCTAGGGGATCAGATCCTACAAAATGGCTAATTACTTTCTGTGAGTCATCAGGCATGTACTGGGGAAATGCTTATTTTTTGAAGAAAAGATATCGCGCCGGCTCAACGTGGGACGAGACAGAGAAAAAGAGAATATCAGAAATATATGGCATACCAAATATAGTTGATAGAATAAAAGCTATATCTTGGTCGACTACATCTGTAGAAGATCATATGCATTTTCAGTTTTGGTCCGGTAAATCAGTTGTTCCATGGCCTCAGATTGTTGCAACGAAGAAGAGGGTGGGGTAAAAAATGGCAAATAATAATATAGTAGCTAAAAATATTACTATTTCAACTAGTAGCGGCGTTAAGACATATTATAATATGGTCTTGATCAATGAAAATACCGGACAAATTAAGTCGGCCATTAATACCACCAGCCTTACAGAGGCCAAGGCGTATCTTGAAGAAGCAAAAAAAGAAGATTCTGGTGTTAGAATTAATGGAACACCCAACGCAGATCCTTTTGAAGATGGTACTTTTAGTATTCAAGAAACTTACGATGTAGAAATAGAAAAAAGCGAGAATAAAGAATCTAGTCTTAATCTGCAGCTAGACAAGGAAACAGCCCAGCCAGGTCATGTTTATTCTAACGATCCCGGGTCTTATAATACTTTTGATCAATTTACTCCTGCTGTCAATACCTCTTTACCAGGTATCGGGCAAAACAGTTTATCACCGTCTTCTATTTTTAATAATTCTTTGTTTGAGAAAAAGGCGCGTGATCTATCTGGACTACCGGAAGAAAAAAGAAAGCAGTACGAAGGGTTAACCGAAGAACAAAAAGCCGAAAAAAACGTTAATGGTGTCTTTGGTTCAAAAAGAATACAAGCCAGAGTAAAGAGGGAGAATACTCCCAGTGAGTTGGTAGTCGGCCGCGGCCCAGACAATAATGCGTTCATTGTTATCGGGAATGATCGATCTTCCAAACCGCATACTGGCTACGGTGGTAAAGGACATACGCAGTGCGATTCAATAGATCTAGTGGCCGGCCTAGGTGGTCACTCCCCTAGAGAGGTTGAAAAAGCCTCCACTGCGAATGGAGAGGTGGTCGAGAGCCAAATAAAAACAAACCCCAACTTTTTTCTAGACTCCGCCCGGGTATATATATCACAAAAAATAGATGTTGACAAAAGTTTTGGAATTGGTGAATTTGGGTTGGCAGAATCAGATTTAAAAGATGACACGAACGACAAAGAGACGGGAAAATATGGTGCAAAGTCAGCTATTGTAACAAAGGCAGACAATGTTCGTATTATTGGCCGAGAAAGCATACGTATTGTAACTGGAACAGATAAGTTCAATTCTCAAGGAGGCGAAGTGCTGGGCCGTAGTGGAATTGAGATTATTGCTATGAACGATACAAAAAAACTACAACCTATGGTTTTGGGCGAAAACTTAATTGAATTGCTAGATACCATGATAAGCCAGATAGAGGCTCTAGCTAACATATGCCATGCAGCAAACAAATATCAGATGAAAATGAACGAGGCCGTGCAACAGCATACACACCTGTCACCATTCTTCGCCTTGCCAACGACACAATCCCCCCAAGCTATAGCCGGCGGTAATCTATGGAATATTGAAAATATGACAAAATCTGAGCTATCAACATTGAAGCAGGCAACCAATTTGCAAGGCATAAGACACAACTATCTTACAGAAAGCGGTGAAAAATTTATCAACAGCCGGCTGAACAAGGTTAATTGAGGAAAATATGGCAGATTATACAGACATCGACGTCCTGGAAACTTTCAATGAGCCCAAAGGCCCCCCAGATATTGAGGAATTAACATCTACTTCTCCTATTGTTAGTGACAAAAATCTGGAAAGCACTTTAAACATAGGCGATTACAAATATTATGTTGGGATGTTAAGGGATCATCGTTTACCAGTTAGGGTTGCTCCTTACAACGATGGCCTAAGCCTTGGATGGTCAGATGCGGGATATGATTTAGATGGACTAAGCGTGGCGATTGGTCACCCTTTGGAGGTCGTAGAAGTCGTTGAAAGCGAAACCGGTACATGGGCCGGCTTTATCTCAGACGGGGAGATACTGTATACAGATGTGGCATATGTCAGGATAAAAGACGGGTATACATGCCCATTGATATCAAGGAAGTTTTCACGCCCGGACGATCCGATATTTTTAACATATATACCTGCAGGCAGTCGTGCCATTTCACCCAAAGACAACCAAAATTGGCTTTCGTTAACCCCTAATGACGTCAGACTAGCATATTATAATTTCAACCAACATAACGAAGAGGTTGTTAATGAAGATTATACTATTGAGGGGGTAAATTTAAATCCGACATTGCGATGTTCTGAGGGGTATTATTATTTTATTTTAGGAGAAAACGCTCGCCAGAGCGAGGCTGTAACCAGTGGCGAGATTTATGGAGAATATAAGTCAGAAGCACAGATAGAAGCCGACAAGTTACAAGAATCTAATAACTCTATTGATAGTTTGAAAGTTGCCGCCTTTAACAACTTATTAGATTATCTAGGGAAAAAAATTCCTCCCGAACAAGAAAACGTAGGGGAAATGCTTAGAAACGAGCACTTTGTCTTATCCGGCCTCAAGGTGAATACTCAGACGGTCGATCCCAATAATCAAAGAGCACTGTTTGCGATTCGGTCTAGCTATGTTGATGCATTACCAGACAAGACCTTTTCAGAGATCTATGATACCACTTCGATGGCGCCCTACAAAGATGGTAAAAATTATGCTTTTGCAGTTAAACTTAATGAATTACCAAAAATATGTGCAGATCTAGTATCTAAATTTAAAGCCGTAAGAAGCAAATTGGAAACATCACGTCTTAAGATCCTTGATGTGAGCGATCTGGAATACGACATCAATATTCAAATTGAACAACTTGAAAGATTTCCAAAAGAAATAAATAATTTTTTGGAAAGACAGTCGTTTCCAGCCTTAACTGACAATTCAGATTTCTCTTTGGCTATATCTGAGGGGACTAGAACTCTATACGACCATATAATACAATTTGCTATAGCTGATAATAACACTATAGGCTGTGGTGTAAGAGAAACAATAGCTTATGTTTTGTTTTCTCCAGATCCTAAAAGCCTGACAGATCCTGAAACACTTGGAAATATAAATTTATTTGATTTTGATCCCTTTATTACTGATGCAGAACTTTATGGAGATTCTGGAATAAAAAGAAGTGCGGTTCACCTGAAAACAGCGCTACCTTATATTAGAGAGGTTTATGACGGAGCATATGGTAGCAGGACTCTGCATCTAATAATGGCCCATAGTAGTATTACTAAATTCTTAAATACTGTTGGAGGAGATCTGAGTTCATATGACTGGGCTGAATTCCTTCAAAAATATTGTGTTCCGCCACTTAAGATATACCCATCAAAAGACCCGCAACAATTCACCTCTGTTGATGATTTGGACTGTGATGAACTAATTCAGCAGTTAAATGCGGCCGGCCCCAACGTTGGCAGACAAGAGAAGTTATTACAAGAAAAATTATATAATAATCCTAGATGTAAAGAAATGTATTTTGAGCAGTTCAAGGACTCAACACATGCCGGCGATCCGTCATTGAGTACCAAGGGACTGGAGGAAGCTAGTGAGGATATGCGCTTAGCATCATCTTCTGGCGCAGGGAGTACTCATACAGAATACATATCAATAATATTTCAACAATTTTTTCATATTTTAGATCCGATGGCGCTAATGTCCCTGATAATGGCTTGTTTACAGAAAAAACTTGGCATACCCCTATCCATCGAGGCCATTTGTGAGGCAGCGATTATAGAGCTTGTTAAAACATTGGGCACCGAGACTATGACTAGTTTGTTGATAACGGCAGCTTTTGCAACCCCACAAAGTGAAGTATCTCAGCGTATACTAAGTGTATTAGGAGATCCTAATTCACCATATTACAATCCCGAAGCTAGGCAGTCCTCCCTAGAAAACGCAGATACGACAGAGGATCCATATGCAGCAGATAGACGTCTAAAACTCGATGAGAGGTATGATGGAGCCCCAATCGCCACTGCATTAGTAGTGGGGGAGATTGATATTATTCCGGACGCAATAGAAGTAATAAGAAACATGGAAAAGGCCGGCCTCGCTATCCAGTTGAAGTTGGCCCAGCGCGCATACGATGTTGATGGGACAATATCTCCCTCCGGAAAGGCCGGCGCATTGGATCCACATGTTGACCAAATGTCTTCTTATTCTCCTGGCGAGGTCTATACGCAGAAAGAAGTAGATTCTGAGACCAATAGATTAAAAGAATTAGGATATACCAGTAGTGAAGTGCAAGCGCTTATGGTTCAAGGTGGATATATGGTACCGGACGAAGTCCAGTGGGGCCTATATGTTAATTATCCAAACTCTTTTAAAGATGCTCCTAGGAGGATTAATTACCAGACTGCTTTAGAGAGCGTAAAGCAGTCTTCTAATTATAATCCTGCAGCTGATGGAGCGGGAGTTATCAAAGACGCCAAAGCATGGCTAGCTTACATGAAAGCGAATGTTGTCGATTTAAGCACTTTGTGTGAACTTTTAGTTGGAGATATATTAGACGGATTAGAATTTTTAATGAAAGATCCCCATGCTTTTCTTGGCGGCTTTGGCGATTGGTGGGAAGACTTTATGAATGCACTGAAAAGGGCATTTAGTTTTAATCTTCCTTCATTAAACTTTCCTGAAAACCTAAGTACAGACAGTCACATGGGAGACTACAGCAAGAAGCTTCTAGACGCTTTGTTATCCATGGTAGCAATGATCTTTGGTGAGATCGCGCAACTTCTTATCAAGGAGGCTTTGGAAAAGTGTTTAGAGGAGAACAACGACCAAGGCCCGTCTATGAACCCTGTTAATAGCAGAAGGCCGGCCTCAGAGACAATCCCCAATATACGAACTGCTGATATACCTAAACTTACTGGCATATCGGATGAAGATGTAATAGGATGGATGAAAGATCTTATAGATAATTTATCAATCGGCCAGTTGTGTGCTCTTCTTAGGGGCGACGCGTCCAAGAAAACATTAAATGCATGCTTATCTAGGACGGAAATTGAATGGCCTCAAATTTACAATGCCGGTATCAATACTATATATGAAATTCGAGTGGCTTTCGAGAAACTAGGGAGAAGTTTACCAAATTTAGATATCTGTAACGTTCTCACTGCCTCTTCGCCTGTTGTTACAGAGGTATGTGAAGCAATATATAACAGCGACGCAAGGTGCGAAGAGCTTCAAAAAGCCGGCCTTACAAAAGAGGAGTGCGATAGACAAATACAAGATGAGTTAAATGATTTAAAAAATAAGCTCATAGATCTCTCTAGTTTGGGGATGTTTGGCATGTCTCCCAGTGCTTCAGGGCAATACGGTCTTCCTTCTCCTTGTTCTGAGGGGGGGTTTTTTGAATTGCCGCCCGGTGTAAGAGACTCGATGACACGAATAACGGATAATCTGTTAACAACAGTAAAAAGCTCTTTAATACAAGACCTATCTTCTTTGGAATTTTTCTCTGTACCCCCTAGAGCAATTTTAGCTGCAACAGATCCAGAAGAAATGAAGAAGGCATATAATATGTTTTCCAATACTCTTAGAAATCCATATTATAAAATTGGTTTTGCCTATATAGGGAATCCATGGAATGTTACTAACTACCCTGAATATGAACATGGTCTTATTGGATCCCACAAAAACACTGGGGCTTTTAAGTGGTACCCATTAACATATAACAAATATTTACATTACGGCGCTATGGCCACAGAAGGCTGGGGTATAGACTGGAAACGATCAGAAAACACAGTAAAAACTCGCAAAGAGTTCCGCCAAAAAAATAGACAAGCAGCTATAAGGTTAATAGAAACGGCCATGGCCGGCGAAGGCGGCGGCCACCTGACTTCGAATCCGTTCTTTTATGGATGGCACCCCTCTGATGATTCAACTTTAACTTGGGTAGAAAATTTTCTAGAAAATGCGGTGCACTTTGAGCCAATGCACTATGGAGCGCTTCTTAAAACAGACAAGGTTTCTCCTGCTAAGGGGTGGACTGCAGCAGAAAATAATAACGCAAAGTGGGAGCTTATTCAAGAACGTTATGACGACCGGCCGCCCTTTAAAGACGCGTTAAACAAAGTAAGAGTGAGAAACGGCGTCGCGCCATCCTCCGCGTTGGCTGACATGGCCGTTGAAGATGGAGAAAAAATAAACCAAGATATAGTGGACATGTTCAAAGAGCCTATTAAACCAATGTATCTAAGAGAGTTGATTCTTGATGTTGAGCAACTTCAGGACATGAATTACAATCCTATAGGGCCTATACCAACATCCTTTCCGGCCTCGAACACAGCGATTGACATCGCCTCACCAGATATTAACCCCATTGGTCTCCCATTATTTGAAATTGACGGCAGCCATGGAAGTGATACGAAGTGGCTAGGCATGTTACGTAATTTTACTGGCTATGATCTTGAATGGAATGATAAGTGGCTTGGCCAGGACGCCGCCGGCGACTTTATGTCTATTGGGCTGCACTTTACAGCTGGCAAGTGGCCCGTACTAGACACGAGCAAAGGCAATGATGGCTTCCGCGGAGATGCCGGCCCAAGCAGCCTGTCAACAAAGGTTCTAAAAGGTCTTAAAGTTTCTCCTGGCTTGGTAAAATTATGGAAAATGTTCAAGCAAATGGCAGACCCAGAATACGAGCCTCCGCAGATTCCAGATCCCACTGACACGGAGTCCGGCGATACAATAGACGGTACACAATCTTTAGATAGCGACTCTACCATATTAAAGACATTTATGCAGTTGACGCTATATGAAGCGCTAGGCCTTGATGCTGAGAGGTGTGGAAGCATATTTTCTAGTTTCGGACCAATTTTACCAGAGTCAATTGAGGGGGTGATTCTCTCCTTCGGAAAGGAGAAGACACGTGTCATCACCGCCCCGGGGAAGCAGGCAAAGACAAAGAGTGACGACATGGTCAGCGCTACAGAGTGGGCGACGAACCAGCCGGGCAATTTAGTTAACAGAGAAACAAATCGTACATACACCCCCCAATATATTGTTTTTAGGCAATACTTTGCAGATCCAGAAAGTCCGTTATCTTTTGAAAAAGAAAAGATGATAGAGTTCTTTTCTTCTGACAAGGATAAAGTGAATACCGAGATGTATAACTCCTTAACTAGAGAAGCGAACTTTAATCAGCATCTGGGCTTTGTTAATGATGTAGTGCCGAATCCAATTTCTACCTATGATCCCGGCCCGGACAAGGTGCGCTCGCAGAAGTCCGACCCCACAGGTCCAAGAATTTATTCTAGAGCGATACATTATGATCCGGATATAATAAAAATTGTAACGTCTTTTACTGAGCTAGCTTCTAAAAAAGTTGCCGGCTTTGATGGTTCTAAAATAACTGAGAAAATATTATCTAAACTCCGGTCGCAAGATAATGCCTCTGAGACTTTTCAGTCTATACTTGGACAGCTAGATTTTGTTAACAAGAAAGACAATTTGATATATCAAAATGTTGCCCTGCCTTTAGAAAACAATATATCTTCTCAATTAGTTAATTTTAGAGATATGTTTAAGTTTGTAAAGGGAAAACTAAATAGCGACGCCGGCGAGTCGCCAGATAAAAACATAGTTGGATCTGAAAATGAAATTGGAAAAGAAAAATATAATTTTAATTTTGGTAAAAAACTAGATTCAGATGTGCAAGATCTTGTACAAGATTTATTTAAAGATGAAAGCGGAGAGACAATAGTAAAAAAGATGATTAGTGATCATCCTGGCTATTCTTCCCCGCGCTATAATCCCCTTAATTTTAAAGCCCAGGTGTTTGGAAAGCTCCTTTCTCGCAGATTTATTGACATGTACAATGATTATAAACCCTCCGAAGCCAATACACTGCTGCTTAATGGTAATTTTGAAAAGACACTCAAACACAGTTTGGCGAACAGTTCCTTTCCAGCACTACAAATGGCGTACGTACACCAAAGCTTTGCAAAATTGAAACATTCCAGGCTTCATGAACGCGGAATGATGAAAAAATTATGGAAAAAAATTCTTAAGAATCCTATAAATTCATCTTCTATAGATCCTAGATGTCTAGACGCCGCCGCTGGTTATACAGCCGCTTCGCGAGATGATTTACAGAATTCAGAGACAGATTTTTTCAATTTAGACGATGTAAAACAAAGAATTTTAGCATTTTATGAAAAATCAATTTGTCATGATGTATATGAAAAAAGCTCTCCGGAAGACAACGCAGCTAGAATAGCTTTGCTTCAAGGCTGTGTTATACTTTTGGTAAAAATATATACACTGGAGGTATGTTTAGCTAGCCTCATCGCATGGGATAGCTACGACGTTTCCGATGTTGTTAAAGAGGACATCCTTGTAAAGATAATTATTAAAAATATTAAAGAAGATATTAACTTAGATATGATTGCCTATATTGCAAATGATGTTTTACGAAAAGAAAAGGGTTTATCCGATGTTGAAATGGCTCATCAAAGAGGAAAGCAGAGTGGTTTAGAATATCTAGTGAAGGCAGAAGGTCAAAATGTAACAAAGACAATAAAAGGAATGTTTATAAATTCGATACCAATGACATCGGATTTAAATTTAGAAATTTTAAAAAGCTCCAATGTTGACGTTGATAGCGTGGCTAAAAAAATATGGTTTAGTGACGACCCGGCTCAGCAACAAATATCAGCGTCAGCCAAGACGGCAGAGATCGCTGCATTTTATGACCAGACTGGACAAGACTTTATTATCGATGCAAGATTTGGATCAAACATTTACACGATGAATTATGGAGACGGCGCAAAACACCTTGCTCCCAGACACGATGACGAGGATGCCTCTGCGCCGAGTGGTATAGGTACTGCAGTTCATGGAACTTTAGGTACTATTGATTTGTTTGATAAAAAAACATGGGATTCTTCTGATCGTATAAGACAAAGAAACAACAGAAACTTCCTTCATTCGTTGCCAATGAGTCATCGAGGTGACGCATTCTTGTACAACAATACTTGGTTAGATATTCCTGGAGCTTGGGCCGACGACGACAACCAGCTTTCTGCTCAAAATTCAAAAGAAGCTGAGATTCAGCCGCTCCTCGACGCTAAAGAGGAGCTATATGAATCCGTTTATCAGGCCATCAAGGCTGACTGGAATCAAAAGCTCTCTGATTCAACCTCCAACCGCACGTCGGCCATGGTCGCCATGTCGCAGGCCTACACGACATGGCAACTAGAACTCGCCACCGCCGAGTTAGAGGAAGGTATGAGCTTGTGGTCGGAGGGCTATTACAACGACGCCCGGGCTGCGTATGAAGCGGCCAACGCCGAACACGGCGCCTTCATAAAAGAGCGCGCTGAAGTCTTTGCCGCACTGGACGCGGCATATGAGGCAAAACATGCATCCGGTGACTTCGGCGCCGCGGCCAACAAAACTCTTTTTGACGCCTATCAAGAAGAGCCTTTCTTCGACATTGATGCGCCTGACTGGTCTGAATTCAAGGTGTTGAACAACCGAAGAAAGAGCGTTTTTGAACGCAGCACAGCTTTCACAAAGGAGAACTTTGTAGAAAACACAATGGGGACCGACCTTAATAGATTATTGGGAAATGTAATCATCCAACCTTATATGAAGGTTACACACATATCAGAAGATGAAAAAGATAACTACTGGTCTAATATGAGCACCAGACATTCATATGAAGTCGACGGCTCCGATACCGATGAACATGGAGAGCCATGTGAGCCAGATTATACCTATTCTTCTGAATTTAATGCAAACCATCCTGCAATAAGAGCAGCCCTAGACATGATATTATCCACTTTAGACGAGGGTAGTAATGTTTTTAGGTGTTATATGCTGGGATACAATGGAAAGCCGGCTTATATCCCAATATCAGCATGGAGTCATTTTTATAACACAATTTTTGTAAAAAGAGTTATGAATTTTGATTCTCCCGCTTTCCCGGAGTTTAATCCTTTAAAAGATTTGTATAATAAATACGGCTTCCAGTTAATCTGCAAGAAATACAAAATTGGGTTGAGAATGACTTACTCAGTGCCAACAGATAATTTTGATAACTCTATAAACACCTCAAGTCGCAAAATAAAGAACGTAATTGAAGCCGCTTTCACGGGTCAGGAAAAAATTAAAGGGCTGAAGGCATGCAAATCATTGTACGTACAAAGGCCTTATTTCTATCAAGGCAGCAGCCAAAAAAGAATAATGACAGAAATGCACATTCCTATTGCTGAGGTTGAAAGGGAAGTTAGAATACAAGAAGACACAGGAGGCCTTACAATTGAAGGAGACGAGCGATTATTTAGTTTAGAAGAAATGGGTTTTTGGGCGCCTGGTGTGTCTAACATTGGTTGGAATGCCAAACTATCAGAAGTAGTTACAATAGAAGAAGAGAAATTTAAATATTTAACAAAAACTCCTTATACATTCTTTTATAAATACCTTGCGCAAGATCTTGTTAAGGATTTAAAAAATTCTCCAGAATTTAAACTAATTTTTGATCATTGTTTACCTCTTCGAAGGTATATGACACTAGGATTTGTCTACGCTTCTGACGGGTTATCAAAGTTTATTACAGAACCGACTGATGTTTTAGATGAGACCAAAAAAAGAATTTTGATGATTATTCAAAACATAATGAGTTCACAAGATTATAAATTTGTCCCAGACGACGTGATGTCCTCAATGGGCGATATAAGTTTGAGAGGCATGGGTGGCACGACAGGCAAAGAGCCTGATATGACAAAGCTTATATTAAAAATAATTTATAAAACGATGTTTATGATTCTCAAGGGCTTTGTTGAATTAACAGATCCTGCCGTTATAATAGCAAAACTTATTATTGATATAGCTAACGCTGTGGTGACGACTACTTTATCACTTGTGGAGCAAGGCCTGACTATAGCCAAGCAGGTACAGCAGGGAGTGAAGATAGCAGGTGACACCGCGCTACAAACTGCCTTAATGCAACTTAAAGTTGCTGCTAGTATGGTGGATGCAGCTAAATCTAGTATACCAGGTGTTGGAAGTTTCATAGAAATAAATACTGATAACATTAATGAGAACTATACCCCGACCGATGAAGCTGTATTAAATATTAATGGTGTCGACGATAACGGCGAAATAGAAGAGGGGTCGGAATTTAAAACTGTTTATGATGGATTAAGTGCAGTCGACAAAGAAACTGTTGATAGATTTATAGAACAATTTTTAAAAGTTAATTTGCTTTTTGATACATTTATTGAAGCAAAACAATTTTTAGATGAAGCCAACCAGCTCCTAGAAGATGCGACCAGTGCATTAGACACTTTTAAAACGGATGCCAAGGAGACTCTAGAAGATCTTTTTCAGTCTCCTCTCTTATTACCTGGTTTATGGGCTGCAATGTTGCCCTCAATGATACCTTATGGCGGCGGGATAATCCCGTTTCCATTCTTTGCTGGCCCGCCGAGTACCATTCCTGGTATGATTTATATTGCGTTACTACTTATAGATGCAATAGAGCAGAAACAACATGATGACATCTTTGGAGCAGATCTAGATTGCGATGACCAGCTGTAGAGGGTAGAAAGTGAACGGAATAGGACCAGAATTACCACTTCATAGAGATATTAAGCACGGGGCATTCGCTCTTATAACCTCTTACAAAAAAGAGGTTCAGCAAAATTTTAAAAATTTGCTTTTAACTTCTCCTGGCGAAAGAATGATGAACCCGGATTTTGGTGTGGGCCTTAGGAGATTTTTATTTGAACCTAGAAATACCTTAATACCACAAATCAGGCAAAGAATTGAACATCAAACTTCTAAATATCTGCCTTATATTAGGATAAAACAGATTAATTTTAATTCTGGAAATGAGGAATCAGCTTTACGAGAGGAAACACATACTTTATCAATAAAAATAGTATACGATGTTCCTAGTATGGGCATAAATACTTCTATTATTTTAGAGAGAGAGGATATCAACTAGACAATGACTAAAAAAGACAAAAAATTAATAAAATATACAGACAGAGATTTTAGCTCAATAAAAGACTCTCTTGTTCAATACACAAAGAGGTACTATCCGGATGTTTTTAGAGATTTTTCTGAAGCTTCTTTTGGCTCATTGATGTTAGATACTGTTGCATATGCAGGAGATATTTTATCTTTTTACTTAGACTATCAAACTAACGAGTCTTTTTTAAATACTGCGATCGAATACAATAACATTCTAAAACTAGGAGAACAAGTTGGTTATAAACAACCCTTGCGTCCTAATTCTTTTGGATTGGTTTCGTTATATATACTGGCGCCTGTCGACGCAAATGGAGTAGGGCCCGATACTGACTATCTGCCAATTTTAGCCAATGGGACTAAATTTTCTGCTGACGGAGGAGAAGTGTTTACTTTAATAGAAGATGTTGATTTTGGCAACCCTAACAATGAAATTGTAGTAGCAACCTCCAATACTGGTGACGGTGCACCCACAGCATATGCAGTAAAAACTTATGGACGCGTCATATCAGGTAGAGAAGAGAAAGAAGAATTTACTATAGGCTCTTTTTCTAGGTTTTTAACATTAACGCTTGCAGATCCAAATATTTCTGAGATTGTTTCTGTTGTTGACACTGAAGGCCATGAATATTTTGAAGTAGATTATCTTTCTCAAGATACTGTTTTTAGAAGTGTTGTCAATAAAGACCCCCTCACGCGTGAGTATGTACCAGATATTATTGTAACAACCTCAGTTCCTAGAAGATTCGTCGTAACAAACAAGGATGGATCAGCTCACATTAAATTTGGTTATGGTTCTGAGTCTTCTTTAAAGATTGATAATCTTTCTCACCCCTCAAACGTAATACTTAAGATGCATGGCAAGGACTACGAGCAAGACACTTCTTTTGACCCTTCAAAATTGGTTGAATCAGATAAGTTTGGTATTGCTCCAGCGAACACCATTATAACTGTCACATACCGGACCAACTCGCGCGAGAATGTCAATCTAGCTTCTCGTACTATGACTAACGTTATAGATCCAATATTACTTTTTGGATCGGATGCTACAGTAAGCTCTAGAATTGATTTTGTTAGGGACAGCTTAGAGGTGGTAAACGAGGAACCTATAATTGGTGATACTAGCTTGCCCACTGTCAGCGAATTAAAACAAAGAATTAACGATACTTTTTCTACGCAAAATCGTGCGGTAACTGCAGACGACTACGAAGCCTTAGTTTATCGAATGCCATCAAAATTTGGTAAGATTAAGAGAGCAAAGATTTATCGCGATCATGATTCTTTTAAACGTAATTTAAATCTTTATTTATTGTCGGAAAACTCTAATGGCCATGTGATTAATAGTAATCAGGTGTTAAAAAACAACGTTAAGACGTGGATAAATCAATATAAAATGATTAATGATACGATAGATATCTTAGATCCAAGAATTATTAATATTCATATTGATTTTGTTGCTGTAGTAGATTATTCACAAGATAAATTTGAGGCCCTAAATATTGCAATAACAGAAGTGCAAAAAATGTTTAGAGAACAGATGGACATCAATCAACCGATATATATTACTAAAATATATGACATTCTGAATAACACAGAAGAAATAGTCGATATAGCAAGCGTTAAAATAACAAATAAAAGTGGTGGCCTATATTCTGATGAAACTTTAAATATTAAAGATTGGATCTCCAGTGACGGAAGGATTTTATACGCGCCTCAAAATGTTATTTACGAGTTAAAATATCCAAATACTGATATTAAAGGAACTATTAAATAATGGGTATAAAAAAATATATTGCTAATAAGGACAATACTATTACAAATGCTTATGGCGTGGATCTCTCTACCCGCGCCACCGGTTCAAATATGGGCGCCGCTGATATACTTGAGACGTTTTCAATTTATGGGCAACAGACAACCTCATCTGCGGAATCATCTCGTATATTGGTACAATTTCCCATAAGTACTATATCTTCTGACAGACTCGCTGGTACCATTCCTGCATCAGGTAGTGTAAGCTTTTATTTAAGAATGTTTAATGCTAGACATTCAGAACAGCTTCCTAAGAATTTTACTGTAAATGTGTTAGCTGTGTCTCAATCGTGGCAAGAAGGCCATGGTTTAGATATGGAGAGCTATACTGATAAGACAAAGGATAATATTGAGGGCTCTAATTGGGTTAACAGAAACTCAAATCCTGTTGCTAGCTGGGGCGCCCAAGGCGGTGTATATCACTCTTCGTCTTACGTGGCCGACGAGACAATGCCTAATTATACTTTTACTTTTAATGAGGGGCACGAAGATCTTCTTGTTGACGTAACATCTGCTGTTGAAGAATGGATCGCGTCGACACAAGAAAATTATGGATTTGGCATACATTTAACTTCAAGTTTCGAAGCATATGTTGCAACAGCTGAATCAGGCGTACCACAAAACACAGATGGTGCAAGAAAGAGCACATATACAAAAAGATTCTTCTCTAGGTCAAGTGAATATTTTTTCAAGAAGCCTGCGATTGAAGCGCGCTGGGATTCTAGAAAATCTGACGACAGAGGCAATTTTTATTACAGCAGCTCTTTGGCGCCTGCGCAGGATAATTTAAATACAGTTTATCTTTACAATTATGTAAGAGGACAGTTAAGAAACATACCAGATGTTGGCACTGGCCAGCTTTTTTTGAGCATATATTCTGGCTCTGCCAACAATACCGCCCCTTCTGGCTCTAAACTGGCTTTAAGTGCCGGCGGAGGTGTACCAGCCAATGGTGATCTCACCGTGACCGGCGGATATGTTTCAACTGGAATATATTCTGCTTCTTTTGCTTTTACGGGATCAACTAGTTTAAAGACAATATATGATGTATGGTCTGGAAGCATCGGCAATGAATACTTTACTGGTTCGATTTCTCCAGTATCTTTAACATCTCCGGGCTGGAATTCGGCGCCCCAATACGAAACAAAAATAACAAATTTAAAATCGGCATATACTAAAGATGAAAACCCGCGGTTCAGGGTCTTTATAAGAGAGCGTAATACTAGCCCAACAATATATAATGTTGCTAATTCTGAATTACAAGGAGTTATTATTCCTAGCGCTTCGTTCGAGGTCCTGCGCATGGTAGATGAAAGAACTGTTATACAGAATTCTACAGGAAGCTCAGACTACCATACATTCCTTTCGTATGATGTATCTGGTAGTTATTTCGACTTAGATATGTCTTTGCTAGAACCTGGCTACATGTACGGCATTAAGTTTGCTTTTCATACTTCAGATGATTGGAGGGAGTCCAAGAAGGTGTATAAATTTAGAGTCGAGAATAATTAATAATATAGTTGGGAATTTTTTATGGGTATTAAAGATCTGTTTAACAAAGGTTATTCTACGAAGCTTCTAAAGAATCATACACGGGATACTCTTAGAGAAGAGGTAGAATCATTTAGATATATTGATTCTTATTCGAATAAACGCGATCGATTTGTACCTGATATAGATTTAGGCACCGCTTCTAATTTTGCCCGCTTCGGTTTAGCTGAAGAATACTATGATACTGCGATTAAACGTATTTATCAAACATATCCTTATGATGGCTCGCAAGCAGAGAAAATTGAATGGGAAAATGAAAGTACCTATTTAGACCTTTTCATATTTGAAAACGAATATCCAAGAACTAACGGATTTGTAACTTTTAATAGTGGCTCCAACACATATACTAGCACACAAGAACTTAATATTTATAGCAGTAGCGCCCCGCAATATATTTTTATAAAAGGTGGCCCTCACGCGGATCCAGGCGGTGACTACAAGAGTGATTTTTCTGCCGGCCCATCAAAAAGTGGTATATCAAAAGCTAATATATATCACACAGGTAGCCAAAGAACAAACAATTTAGAGCTTGATCTAGACAAGGGTGTCACTATAGAATTTTGGATGAAAAAAGACGGCTGGGCATCAACAGACACAACCAAAACAGAAAACTTTTTTCACTTAGCAAAGTCTGGCTCGACTGGAGAAGCATATGGCCAGCAATTAAGAATATCGTCCAGAGGAAGCAGCAATCCTCAAAACGTCGATTTTGAAATTCTTTCCGGCTCAACTCAGTTACTTTTTACACACAATGTTGGATCTGCAACACTTATAGCTGATAGCACCTGGCACCATTACGCCTTTACAGCCAAAACACAAGGAACTAGTACAGTATCCAATCTATATGTCGATGGTGTACACAAATCAACAAAAGAAGATAATGAAACAATCAATGCTATTGGTGGAACAATGATAGCAGCTCTTGGTGCTCTTTGCCAACCTGACGAACGTGGTAGCGCTCAATATGGTGATTTAGGTTGGGGTAATATTGTTTCTGCCTCTTTCGATGAATTCAGATATTGGAAAACAGAAAGAGACGGTCAACAGATAGGCAGATACTGGCGAGATCAAATAGGCGGAGGTACAAATACTGATAATGTAAAATATGATGATGTATCAAACTTTGTTGACCTTGGTGTCTACTATAAATTTAATGAGGGCATAACTGGAAACTCTACGACTGATGCCACAATATTAGATTATTCTGGTAGGATATCTAACGGAACTTTTGTAAATTATAATTCTTCAGAATCACGAAACACCGGGTCCGCTATTGTTATATCGCAAGCTGCAACAAAAGAATTTAAAGATCCAATTATTTATTCCTCTCATCCTGAAGTCTCTTCTTTATATACTAGTAAAAAACTAAGTGGCTCTTTCCACGATCATGAAAATTCAGTTTCATTATACCGCTCTTTGCCAGGGTGGATTATGGAAGAAGATGAAAAAGAATCTAATGAGTTAAAATACTTGACTCAAATAATTGCTAGCTATTTTGACGATTTATATCTGCAAATACAAGAATTGCCTCGTTTAAAAGATATAAATTACCCAGAAGACAAAAAATATGAAAAAACATTACCATTTGCAGAAAGACTTCTCACCACTAGGGGGTTTGACCCTCCGGAGCTTTTTGCCCATGCTTCTGCTCTAGCTAAATATCTTGAGAGGGATGAGAAACAGCTGTTTGAAAGAAAATTATATGAAGTAAAAAACATAATATATCATAACATATACAATAATTTATCTTATATACAAAAATCCAAAGGGACTTTCAAGTCATTACGTAATTTTTTGAGATGTTTTGGTGTAGATGAAGAATTAATTAAATTAAATATTTATACCAACGACGACACATATGAATTTAAAAATAATCATACCAACATAGCTGTACGTAAAAAATATTTAGACTTTGATGATTCAGAGACAAGATATGGCGCAAATGGCGGTTATGCAAACTCTTTTACTGCAACTGCCTTTCAGACCGCATCTGCAGATTCAAATTCTATATCTTATGTGCCTGGGATCCCATCTGCTTCTATGTCTGGGTCTTCTTTAACGCTAGAAACAGAAGTTATTTTTCCAAAAAAGGAACTAGGCGATAAACATTTTAATATTTTACCTTATTCAACTTCTTCTATAATCGGTCTGCATGCTGTAGTAGCATCTAATACGGATTTAACTTGTGATCCGGATGATAAAATTAATTTTAATATTGTCGCCACCAGACCTGATAATGATAAAAGAAGTGTTAAATTTGGTATAATTACTTCGGGGTCAAGCAATATTATATCAGATGCCTTTTCTACTGACACGTATAATAGAGTATACGACAACGAAAAGTGGAATTTAGCATTTAGGCTCCGGCCTACAAAATCCCCCTTGGCAAACTTAATTAGTGGCAGCCTTCTAAGTTCTGGTTCGGCATATACTTATGAGTTTTATGGTGTTAATTACGTTTCTAATATTTTACAAAATGAATTTACTATATCTGGTACCATGAGTTTGACCGATGCATCTAAATATTTTACTAAAAATAAAAGAGTGTTTATGGGTGCAGCCAGAAATAATTTTACCGGCAGCACTATAGCATATTCTGATGTAAAAGTCTCTTCCACTAGAATGTGGTACGATTATTTAGATAACGAGACCATCCGCGCTCATGCTAAAAATGCTAATAGTTACGGAGTTTTGAATCCATATAAATCTTCTAATTTGACTGTTAGTAATAAGCAATTATTTGATAAATTTATACCACAAATTGATACATTGCTCTTTCATTGGGGCCTGGACAATGTAACTGGCTCAGATGCTAGTGGACAATTTATGATACCGGATTATACATCCGGCTCGGCAACAGACGTTGCTAATGAGAGATATGGATGGTTCAGTAACATAAGTAAGCGTAATTATCCTGCTACAGGATATGATTTCGTTTCTGCCTCTGGCTATAGAGACCAGGCTGTTGACGTAGAATATGTGCAGACAGCCAAGCAAAAGCTTCCGGAAGTCGCTAACAGCGATGATATGGTAAAAATCCTCAATAAGCAGGATGATCTTGTCTTTACCAGAGATACAACATATGTACAGCATTTATTGTCAGTAGAAAAAAGTATGTATCAGATTATGTCTGAGGAAATGTTAAGATTTTTTGCTACTGTTGTGAACTTCAACAACATGGTCGGTGAGCCCTTAAACAGATATAGGCCTCACTATAAAAGAATGGAGAAGCTTAGGGAATTATTCTTTGAAAGAGTTGAAAATGAGCCTGATTTAGAAAAATTCATTGAATATTTTAAGTGGATTGATGATGCAATAACAATCATGATAGGACAGCTTATACCTGTTTCTTCTAATACAGTAGAATTATTAAGAAATATGGTCGAAAGTCATATTTTGGAAAGAAATAAATATTGGAATAAGTTTCCTACAATGGAAGTTAACATTCCAGAACCTGTTGGCACTATGCACGCTATTGAAGAGCTGAAATATAATTGGCGTGTTGGCCATGCGCCAGTAGGTGCAGATCAAAACACCAATCAGAATACGAATTGTTTATGGTGGAAAGAAAGAGCCGACCGCGACGACGTTCTGACTTCTGGCGATACAAATATTGACTCAAATAAATCAGTTATTTTGAAGACCATAGTTACAGAAATTTCTGGTGCTACCGCAAAACTAATGGACAATGGTACTGCATATCAAGAAAGCTACTACCCCAACAGAAGCCTGAGGAGAGTAATAGACTTAGAAACCAATCGTACTCTCAAACTAAAAGGAGGGTCTAATCCTCATCGCAAACAAAAACATGATTTTTATAAAAATGTAACGAAATGGGCCAGTGACGATGACTTTATTTTTATAGACATGGACAACGAATTAGCCAAGAAAGACTGTGATGACAAGTTTGTTCCTGATGAAACAAATAAGAAGCGCGTTAAAATGACAGTCCTGACCATGCCGGCCCACCAAATTACATCTTCTGATGGGTCAGCGACTGGTATCAATGATCAGCTTTCAACAGATGGGAAGGCAGATTTGTTATTACCATTTGGTATATATTCTTCTTCAATTGATACTGGTTATCAAGGCTTATATGCTGATCAATTTAAAATTGATTTCACCAACATGCATGATGACAAGTATGGATTCGATGCAGAAATACCAATGCAAGGGCCGTTTGCTGAAAAGTACGTTGGGGGGATGCAACATAGACACATAGACCTCAATGAGGGGCCTGATGTCCCGTTAACGAGACCAGAAGGCTGGCATTTACAAGAGTTTTTGAATTTAGGGTCGATAGAATATATATTATATGAGGGTTTTGGGCGGGCAACAACATCTCCTTCTACAGACACCAAAGTACTAAACCTCCCAATGGGCTCCTGGGGAACCTCTGCGCCTCCCACCAGCGCAACCGGACTTCTTGATGATAAAAAAACAGAACCAAGCCCGCATGAATATTGGAGAAATGGCGTCAATGCAGATAATGAGTGGTCGTTCCTAAGTGGCCAGACCGCTACAGCAGGTACAGGCCCTAATTCTGGCAAATACATGTATTGTGAGGTATTGCCTTCTAAAGTGGGACAGACATTCGGAATAGTAACTCCATTAATAGATTTAACTGAAGTTGATTCAGGCTCTAACGTGACCCTTTCCTTCAGTTATTTAATGTATGGACTTCATATAGGGAGTTTAAAAGTACAAGCCTGTAGATACAAAAACTTTTCTAGAGGCGTGGAGGACCTGTTGGTTGACTGGAACGCGTCCACCTCCGGCGGCCAAAGTACTGTTCTTTCTGGGCAGCAACACACCAACGGCTCTGACACTTTTTCGGAGGCCTATATAGCCAGCACGACTTATGGCAATGGGCTAGCCAATTGGCTTGGAAAAAGATTTTATATAAGATTTTTCTATACTGCCGGCATCACACAACAAGGCGACATTGCGATTGATAATGTTATTATGTACAAGGGATCAGGAACAAAACAGGATTCCTTTAAATTATTTAGTCCAACTCATGACAATCACCACAGACCAAGCGCAATACACACTCGTCAAGAATACGCAAAGCGTCCCGTAAATATTCGTAATATTCACATGACAGGAAACGCTTCAAATACCTCTACAGTAGCAGGAAATTTCCTTAATAGGTACGAATATGTTAATACCATCAGTCCAGAGTCTAATGATCCATTTTTTGTTAAGAATACCAGTCAAATTGCTGTAACATCATCAGAAAGAGTGGTTATCGCGAAGATAGAAGACCTGCTAAAACAAACACCTGGAACTGTCCGTTCAACGTCGTTTATTTCTGGCACATATGTTGACTATACCCTCCCAAATCGATCATATATTTCAGGAACTGTTAAAAATAGATCGAGAATAATGTCTAGATTCACTTCCCATGGCGGTTATGAAACTGTATCTCGTGGATTCTTGGACCCCGCGCATGAAACATATTCTGCGTATAATGCAATGACATTCAGAAACATGTCAATGCGACAAGTATATAATACACAGCTACAAGCTCATTGCGGTAAATTTGGTGTTAGTACGCACGACGCAACAACAGCTAGAGTATATGGATCAGAAGTTATAGGAACTATTCAAGCTGCAGACTATACCCTGTCTGGCGATGCATCAAAGCATAAAATTCATAGAAATAATATTGAAAGATTAGAACTTACTGATTCAGATGTGGATATCGCTTCTATGACAGCCGTTACAGCATCGTACTATGATAACGGCTTTGTTTCTCATATGATTCCAAGAACAGACAAGCAATATAGATGGATAACAGGATCATTAATTTAGGGTATAATCTAATTATATGGAAGGATTGAGGTAAAAAATGGCAATAAGCGGATCATTAAATTTTATAAGTGCTAGCAATCTGGGTAGTTACAAAGTCGGCTCCGGGCGCCGCCGCGGCATCACCCAGGGTCAGGGCGCCAACTACGATTTTATACCAGATGATTTTGTTGGTTTAAATACAAATATAAACGAACCACTGTCTTCTAGCGAAAATACTCTAGGGTATGAAAATCAAATATGGAATTCCACAACAGATTTTAATTATAAAGGCGGTCTTATTACTCATGTAGTTGCTAACACAAGTGACCAACCAGGCGATGCGGGAATATTAAACGCCCTTCTTCTGCATCGCAATGGTCCGTATGGGCACCCTATGTGGAAACACTGGAGAGGAGGCCAACATCCTCTAGCTAGATATTATAAAAGAAATAATCTAATTTCAATTGATATTAATAATCCAATACCTAATACATTAGCTAATGCCAGTACTACACAGAGGTATGAAGAAGTAACAAGGGAACTTCACTCAGCCGAGGCATCACAAAAAATAGAAAGTTTATATGGTCCGGATAAGTTTGCAATACCAGTAAGTAGGTGGATTGGAGCTAATTATGTCGTCGAGAACCCTGATTCTTCTGAACACTTAAATAGATTATATAATAGCAATATTAATTTAAAACAATTTTATGAGCCAGTGTTGGTAACCAAATACAAGCCCCTTACTTATATGGTGGGTACCTCGATGGTCGTACGTCAGTCTCTGGTTAATGAAGTGTCATTTTTTTCTAATCCTGAAATGAATGCAACGCTAAGAATATCTTCTGGAGACCCACTTACAGGCTCAAAACCGGGTGACGTGCCTCAGAGAAAATTAAAACATGAGCAATATTTATTTTTTAAGGATGCCACAGGTAAGCTCGCCTCTGCCTTTGTATATTCAGAAAGACTATATCCTAGAAGTATTAATGCATATAGGCCCTATAAATTAAAAAGAGACAATTACGAAGAAGCTTCTTCTATGGCAAATATGTCCTCCGACCTAATCCCATCCGGCTCAAAAATGTATGATAAAAAGCCTGGAAAAAGAATAAGTTTTTGGAGGGACCAACAGGGCGGCGGCGCTGCATCCGCCGTGTCTAATGGGATAACTAGGATGCGCACCGACGGCGCTGCAAAAAATTCTCTTTTTATTAACGATACGGTACCGTTTTATGGATCTGAACCAGAAGATACTAGATATAAGAACGCTGATACAAACACTACAGTGCTTACATCTTCTGTGTCTAGTTATTGGACCGCCTCAGCAGCTGCTTTAATGAACACGGGCTCTAGGCAGCTTTTTGACACGCTGGTCGGTGACACCCCCTGGAATAACCGTGTTACTTTTTCGATGAACGGTGTTGTTGCAAGTCAACACAACGTTATGACGGGTTCAGAAGTAGACTTGGGAGAAATCCCCGGTATACAGCCATACGGTGCTTTTATTCAATTAGAATCATATCAGCCATATGAATTAAGCGCCTTGAGTATGTGGCCACTAGACCCACGCCAGGATATATATGAGAGGCCAGTTTATCTAACATCTAGCATTGGCGGCCGCGGCACCCATATAGGGCTTACTCCTCATCGCGCCGGCTATCCTTATTTTAGTAAAACCGGCTCTTATGTTAGTGAGTTGGGCGAAGATAACGCGGCAACCAAGAAGCCCACAGTTATTACTTCGAGTATATACAATCTTAACACTGGCTCAGCCGGTGAACTAGTTTATAGCACAAAACCAACTTTGTTCTTTTATAGAACAGGCAGCGCGGAGACGAACCTAGATGGTTACGGTATGGGCAAAGCTTCACCACAATATTTGCGACATACTTTTCCATATAACTCGCCATTTTATGCTACAGACAAAATACGAGGAGTTGATCCATATCATAATTCTTATAATGCATTTATTGGTAACGAACTCAAACATCTTGGTAGAGATTACACGATCATACCTGAATATAACGCGTCGGATCACCTAGAAGAGTACTTTACTTCATCTGGTGAAGCACCTAGGATTATGAGTCAAATGCGACGAGATATCGGACTTTTTGAAGTGCAAAACTATAAGCAAGTTGTGTTTACAGACAATCAAGTGAAGCTTTTTTTACCAACCTTAGCTGATGACACCGACCAGAACCCTTTGAATTATAGTTCTCATAAGTTTGACTTTTTAGAGATCCACGGCGCCGTTGTTACGTCTAGTGCACAAAATGATTATGTAAAAAACGCAGCAATTGTTGCAGACAAGCCAGGAAGGTACAGGATACATATAACTAATCTTAATAATCTGATTAATGGACAAACGATAACACTTAGAGCCACAGACGGCGCTGAGAGAACTTATACGGCAGCTGCTGCAGAGGACGCCAACGCTAGAGAATTTCTCAATGACGGGTCACGAACCGGCACTCTTTCTAGTTTAAGAAACGTCATAAGCATAAGAGATAGCGATTACTTCACTGCGACGTACAATCCCGAGCTGGCGGCTTGGATGCAGGAAAACCTTGCCGGCAACCAACACCCCCTTCAAGTGTACCAAGTCACCGCCGGCGAAGAAGCGTGGGCTGGAGATCTGCCGGCCTCGGGCTTAAATCAATTAGGCGGCACCAATGTCGAATATAAGAACGGGACAAACAAGATAGTTTCAACACCCAGCGAGTTGTTAAAATATAAAGATGTATCTGACCCCGAAGGCTCTTCTTCATTGTTCGATGTTACAGAAACTGGAAGTTATGGGAAGTACGGCGCTTCTTCTACAAACCACTGGGCCCGAGATCGACAAGCAGCTAAATTTGCATCTTTATTCGGAGAAACAGACACTCTTAAAGCTTTTTCCAATCTGATGAGCTTTGACAATGGTGAGGGATTTAAAAATGGTAAGAATACTATCCCATCTAAGATTACGTTTAGGGCCAACACCATCAAAAAAATGCGCATTAGAGATGGATTTTACCCTGTTACTAGAACAGTACAATTAGCGGCGCAATTTGCAGAAGCTTTCTTACATGACTCCGGCCCGGGCCGCCGAATTCTTCAAGGTAGTCCACCGCGGTCACATGATCATAATCCATCATTAGCAGTCAGCTATCAAAGCGGCTCGTGCTACGGAGTTCCAAACCAAAGAACACAAGCGGCGATGATAAAGCAGACTTTTCTAGAACCCCTCTTTGGCCCGGGCCTATTATATAATTCTATCAAGTCCGGCATTGCTGTTGATTGGCCAATGTACGCGCAGGACGTTGGGATTATAAACAAACAAAATGTGCCAGTTTATTATATGCCTACGGACTTCTATAGTGGAGACAACGTGACGTCTGCTGTTTCTTCTACTTTTAATTATGGTGGTGCGTACATGATGGGAAGCTCTAGATGTTATCCATCAATCTTAGCAAACGCCCCCTCACATCGTTTGCCCTTTGCAGCTTTATACGGTTTGTTAGATGGCAAAATGAATCTCTTGGCAGATAGGAACCTGTTTCTACCTTCTGATTTTGTGGACCTAGATCGTAGAACAGCTGAAGGACGATCATGGCATGAAGGTGGTTTAAACAATGCTCTCCATGCCGGCACAGGTGCGATCGCAGACAATGCCGGCGCCATCTTTAAAACACTAGGCAAGGCCGGGTTCAATCAGCCGCATTATGAGAACAACGCAAAAGTTTTAATTTATAATTCCTCAATGAATAACTTTCTAGCTGAGATGATGGACTTCTTTTTAGCTGACGCCGAGAAGTCCGTGGATATGAACATGCCGGCAGGTATAAAATTTCAAGTTATTACTCCTAACAGAGCCGCGCCGATTACTGATGTGATACCCACTCTAGATGAAAATAAAAAATATTTTATGGAAATTGGTTTAAAGATGGGGAATCATCAAATAATATGTGAAGGCCCACGCCGCGCCGGACTCGCCGGTACCGCGTCAACGAATGTCGGACTTGGCGCTTACGGATCCACAATGAGAGGATATATATATGGTCCTCCGATAGAAGTTGTGGCAGCCAACAACGCGACCGCGCGCGAGACACCCTTGGCCGGCACGTCATTTTCCAAGGCTAATCAACAGCTGTTTTTCAATGAAGTTACATTAGCTCAAAATGATTACGAAATGTATTTTTACTATAATTTGCAGGACCCCGCTTATCAAGCATACACACCACCATATTTCTACGGTCCAAGTAGCAAAATATTAAAATATGAACCAGCTAACACTACAGACCAATATCAAGATGTATGGTTCTCTTCTTTAGGAAAGGAAAACACTTTTTATTATGAGAGTTATATAACCGGCAACGCCCATGGCGATCTCGACGGACTATGCTTATCACTCCCGGGCACATCATCTGTATCACGAGGAGCCGGTTCCAGGATGAAAGTAGATGCCAGTTTAGAATTTTCAAAGGCTATACCCATATACAAGATCGAGACCGGAGACACCATGGGCTACACTTCTTTTGTTGCTCCATGGTGGACATGTCCAATATTAGACTTCTCCGCTTCATGGTCTGCGGTAACAGAGTTTGCCAGCAAGAACGCTCACAACGACGCCTATGACATGCCGGCTTACTCTAATAAATTAGTTAGTAATAGATATCATGATTATACTACTGGCCGCGGCCTCTGGGGAGGATATGGCACAGACCCCTATGATATGGCTGCAATGAATAGTATATATGATAAATTAGGCTTCAACGATAATGCTGCCCGCGGAAAGATAACAAAAGGCCTTTATCTGACCGTGAAAGATATATATCTTGGTAGTGAAGAAGAGAATGAGCCGTCCGCCACGTTTGTTGACGAGATAGGTGTCGACACCGAAGGGTTCTACACAATGGGAAGCCCAACTTCAAGTGCAACCGACACTGGTCATCTAACGGGGTCTCTATGTGATGTCCTAGAATTTAGAAAAGCTGAATATAAGTTAGGGCAAATAGCTTCGCAGAAGGACGTTCATGAAGCCATTGTTATAATTCCTTACTTAGAGGAGCCAATAGTATTTAATCCTCATAACAAGATACAGGTTCTTAATGGCCACACTGTCACTGTGGAACTCGACCTCGACGACGGCAACAAGGCCACTTTTGAACAAAAATTCTCTGAAGAAACCGCGTACGGCCAAAAACAATTATACTGTACCCGTGAAATAATACCGGGTAAACATTTTTTGCCAGTGCAAGACGATCTCTTTAATCAAATGCTAAGTTTATTGTTGACAAAAAAATACATTCCCGCTTACAAGAGGGGGGACACCCACGGGCCTGCGCACCTGCCGAAGGCCTCAAAGATGAGTTATGATATAGATGGAGCACCTAATTCACAAAATTTTGAAGCCAACTTAAATACGGCCTTAGGTACTGATGTTGGTAACATGATAAAGCAGATTGTAGGAGATTTAACCCCTCATCCAGAAGGAAGTGCTAATCTGTCTTATAGCCATAACTTAGGGTTTCAGCTTCCTCCAGAGTTTGATTTTGTGCACAATAGGACAGTGAAGCCGTTTCAAATGGTAATAATGCCTTTTAAGCACACATTCGATAAACAGGATTTAGTTGATATGTATCAAGGTATAATGCCGAAAGCTGCTCGTTTTGCTTCTAGGGCCGATGAGCAGCTGCCTGTCTTCCCGACCCGTCGAACCGCAGTCTTCCCGAAGCCGATGCCCGGTGCTGGAGCCCATCGCCTGCCTTCTTGGGTACCATTTATGGCAAAAAATCATAGAACAAATAGAGCCCAGCTCCAGCTGACGGGTCTCCACGTCCTCGAACATATGGTGAAAACGTACTCCGGAGACGCCGACGAGCTGTCTGCGGCGATGAAGGCCTTCGAGGAAAGCGGACACCCCCTCCCCGGCAACTCGGATGGCCTCGATATGGACGCGCTCGGTGGGTTTGATAACGATTACCTCGTCGACAGGGGCCTAGAGAACTTTTTGACACCCCCCTTAATGCATGGTGGAAACCCACTTGAAAATGATTTATTTATAAAATATTGTGATGAACAATCAAGTATAATACCAACCTGGTTGAAAGAAGAAGGAGCAAAAGGGTTTTATGAAAATCTTCGCTTTATGGTTTTTAAAGTTAAGCAGCGCGGCAACAAAGATTTTAAAGAATACCGTTCCAAACAAATTCACACAGTCTTGAACAGCCAGTATATCAACACTGGGCCCAATCCATGGCTTGTTTTTCAGGGAGGCAGCTTATTAGAAAATATAAAAGTTAAAGAAGTGTACGGCGCCAACTGGCCTTATGACTACTTTTCGTTGATAGAAACGGCCAAGATTGATATAGAAATTGGGGTGACAAAATAATGGAATTTTTTAACAAGAAAGAGGAAGTGATAGATCTTAAAATTACTCAATTTGGACGCCACTTATTATCTAAGGGGGGGTTCAAACCTGTATATTATTCATTTTTTGATGATAATATAGTATATAATTCTAGCACGACCGGTCTTCCTGAAGAACAAAACGACGCCGAGCCGAGAATCAAAACTACACAAACTTGTAAACCACAAATAAGCTTTTCTCCTTTGGAGAAAGAATTTGGCAATAGTTATGCAAAGATTTTATTAGAAGGCACGCCACCGACTTCTTTTCAAAAAACGGCAGAAAAAAATTATACCCTGATACAACCACTTGGAGTCTCCGATGCAAATGCAGAATACGCTCCATCTTGGTCTGTGCATTTTTTAAATGGGTACCTGTCGGGAGCCACTGATTACCAGACTTTAGTCGACAAAACAGGTGGTACCAACAATGTTTTCATACCCCAGCTGGATAGCCATACAGAGGTTAAATACATTAATTTTGAAGACATCAGTGATGACACCTCCATGGAGGATGAGTTCGAAGGCGGCCCAGTGCTGTCTGATATAGCTATTACATCAACAGAGGAGGATATGTTCGTTTTAATGAAAATAGGCGAGATTAATGGTCTTTCTCAGAAAAAAAATTATGATGTAGAACTGTATGAAATAGAAGAAGAAATACAAGGCGACAAGACTATTGAAACTTTAAGGCCTCTAGCCTTTTCTGTGCGGCATGATCCAGAAAAAGAAATGGATTTTATAGATGAAGTCGACCCAGAAGAAGACATAACACAATCTGAATATTATTTTGATATAAAAATTGACGATGAAATCGACGATGAATTGTTGTGTAAGTTAGACCCGGTTGATGACACTCTAGGTGCCTTTGCAGATCCAAGAACACAATTCTGTCAAGATCTTCTCAATAAACAGAAGAGAAAAGTATTTAATATATACGAAAATGGTATCGATAGTGATCCAGGAGAAATTTGTTAATGTCGGCTATATTAGATACTATAACCGGTGGTGGCTTACTTCCTCATGTATATTGCAAGAAAGTTGTCTTAGAAAACCACCCGGAAAACCCAGAGGATATGTTGGTAACGCTACATATTGAATTATATCAAAAAGCTGCAGCCTTACAGAGTTCAAATTGGTTAAACAACTTTAATATTTTAGGTGCCAATATATATGATTCGATGTTTATAGAGGTCATACCATTTAGAAGTGCAAACAATATTAAAAAATTATTGGCCAGTAATGAGCCCACCGCCGGCGCCGAGGCTGGCGACGCCATCATCCGTACGTCCCCGGGAAATGTTTATGTTGTTCACCAGGATCTTGGAGATGGGTATTTACCTAGGTCTTCCGTTGATTCATGGCAGATAGAGGGGTACGCTGGTTTCTATGGTGGGTCTTCTGATGCAGTGCCTGGCTATTATGGCCGCGGCATAGAAAGTTCTATTTTTCCAGAAGCTAGTGATTTTGATAACGACTTATATACACCACCATTAAGAATACAGGGCTCTTCTATTGTAGAAGGACTTTCTGGTCAGTTTCTAGAGGCCGCCGAGACTACTGGCGGGAAGGTAAGAGAAGAAATAATAAATGGAGAGGCATATTATATTATACCGTTTCAGCAGTCTTTTAAGCACAATGTTAATGATAATCCGGATTTAGGATTTTTATTTTATTCTATGCTACATGTTCCACATTTCTTTCTAGAAACTGGTTTATATGAAGATATTAGCACTGTTTTTGGACAATCAGAAACACTAGAAAGATATGTTATTGAGGGCCCCGTTAACACTGAAATAGTTCTCAAAGACGGAAAGCCGGCCCAAACTCGCGAGGCCTTCACTATTCCAGGCGGTGAAACATGGGAGGGCTCTGTTCATTTGCATAGTACACACAATCCTGCATCGGATGGTTATTCGGGCGACGGCGGCTTTGGCGAAAATCGTGGCTGGATGGTAGGTGAGAGACATATGCCAGAAGTTGATCAACCTAAATTAGCATTGCGTGAAGTGCCGAATGATAAGATACAAGATTTTAGAAGCAGCAATACTGAATATTATGATGGGTTCCTGGGCTTGGGAGTTGATAATCCAGTTTTCGCTTTGGATCAGAACGTACAAGGTTCAATTAATATGTTCTTGTCGCCTTTCCAAAAAGAGACTCGTAAGTATCTTAGCAAATTTGGCGCCGGCTCAGGCGGCAAGGAGGCCCACTATAATTCAACTGGTGTCTCATACTATGATAACGACTCAGAATTTTCGAAATTATATTTAACGCGTGATATGCACGGATCTTCACGCGGCGTTTTTTATATTGATAAGAGAGAGTTTTTATTTAATAATTCTAAAATTTTTCCTATTCTTTTTGACCAAGACCCAATAATTAAGCTGTCGCAGGCCTGGCTCGGCGCCTCTGCACCCGAGGATGACCCCGGGCTCGACGCCACAGAGGCCCTCGCGATTGCTTGGAGCGAGGGCCCCGTCGCAGGCAACGCGGCCGCCATGGCGATGGACGGAGGCGAACAACTTAT